ATGCCCAAGAAGCTGATCCCGGACTTCAAGGTCCGCCAGATGCTTCGCGCCGGCCACACCCACAAGGAGATCGTGGAGGCCCTGGCCCGCGAGGACTACATCACGGTGACGCCGCAAGCCATCTCCGCCTGGGCCCGACGCAACGGTGTCGACACGCCATCCCGAGCCCGCACCGGGTACCCGTGGCGGATCGCCCCGGAGCACCGGCAGATGCTGCCCGTGCGCGCGATCCAGTGGTGGACGCGGCAGGAGGCGGGGGAGGTTCTGCCGGCGGGCGCGAAGCGTCGACTGGACGCCGTGCTCGAGAAGCTGGACGCTGCCGACGCCGTGTTCCACTACGACCCAGACACGATCGAGGGCTGGTGGACGGTTCCCCGTCGCCCGGGCGATCACAGGATGTACCGGGACATCACCCGCAACCCGGTGGACGTGGACGCCTGACCGCGACACGCCCGACACGCCGGTGAGGCGCCCGAAGGGCAGACCGTTCATGGAGCCTGGGTACACTGTTTGTACCAAGCAATCATGACAATAGGCGAGCGCATCAAGCGCTCGCCATTGCTTTGTTACTAGCGATGTGACGCGCGCGAGAGCGCGCCCCGTCCGGTTCGTCCGGTTCGCCCTGGACCCTCACAGCCGAGGCACAGCGATCACCCGAACGGCCCAGTTGACAGCGGTACGCGCCGGGACTAGACCAGGTGTACCGGCCTTTTGCACGATCCCACCGCGCCACCGCGGCCCCACGTACATCAGCGTCGGGGACGACACGCCGATGTGTCGCAGGTGCGGCACCGCGGCGTGGTACGCTGTAACATGTACCCAGGAGAAGCCGTTTCGGAGGTGCAAGCGATGACCAGCATGACAATCACCCCGGTCCCGGTGGGCGTCTTCCCGTCGACAATGCCTGATGAACAAGTGCAGGTCGGGGTGCTGGTGTTCACCCCGGAGCAGTGGGAGCTGGACGTGCAGCTCGGTGAGGCGGTCACGTCGATCGCTGACGAGGCGATCCGTGCCGCTCACGCCGACGGATGGAGGTCGTTCAACTCCGCGTTCGCGTACGCCGAGTACGACGACGACGGCGACGAGCCGGACCCGGTGGACCTGGACGCGGTGATGTTCTACCGGGTGATCAAGTGACGTTCGTCGGCCGGCCGCCCCGCGGCCTGTCCTACTCGCAGCGCAGCAGCTTCACCCGCTGCGGTGAGGCGTACCGGCTCACCAAGATGTTCCGCGTCCCGGAGAACCCAGCCTGGAACCTGATCGGCGGGTCCGCCGTGCACAAGGTGACCGAACTGGAAGACCTGGCCGCGCACGGCGCGGACGTGAAGGTGCTCACCTTTGCGGAGGCGCTGCAGCTGGGCATCGACGAAGCCGTCGAGAAGTCAGGGCTCCCCGAGTCGGAGTTCCGGGCATCCGGCCGCAAGTCGAACGCGTGGCCCGACAAGGAGAACAAGGCGTGGTGGCTGCACCACGGCCCCGTCATGGTGCAGCGGTGGCGCGACTTTGTGCGCACCGTGCCGTGGGACCTGGCCGAGTTCCCCGACGCTGAGGGTGAGCTGCGGCCGGCGGTGGAGATCGAGCTGGACATTCAGGTGTCCGGCACCACCATCAAGGCGTTCGTCGACCGGGTGTTCCGCCGGCGGGCGGACGACGCGCTGGTGGTGGTCGACTTGAAGTCGGGTGCCGACCCGTCCGCCCCGATCAGCTGGGCGTGTACAAGGTGGGGCTCGAGCAGGCGTTCGGTGAGCCTGTCGCGTGGGGCACGTTCTGGATGGCCCGCACCGGGTCCACCACTGAGGTGTTCCCGATGGCCCCGTTCACGCACGAGCGGTTGGAGTGGGAGTACGAGACGTTCCGGTTCTCCCGGGACACCGGCCTGTACCTGCCCAACCCGGGGCAGATTTGCTCGTACTGCTCGGTGAGCGAGTTCTGCTACGTGCAGTCGGGTGCCCGGGCCGACGAGATCCCCCGCCCCTGGGAGCAGTGGCAGGGCAACCAGGAAGGGACGTCAGCGGCATGAGTGTTGTAGCGTACAGCGGGCGGATCGACGCAACCAACCCGTACAGCAGTTCGGGCGACTTCGATGTCGCCTACGACCACGGCGCGGAGGCGGCGATCGAGGCGCTGCTGCTCGGGCACTCCGTGTCGAAGGTGGCGGAGGATCACCTGCTGCTCGACGACGGCACACTGCTCCGCCTGGTGGGCAACGAGGGCGGGTGTTCATGCGGCGGGGGCGACTACGACCTGACCGAGCTGAACGACGTGGACAACATCATCACGGCCGTCGAGTTCGAGGTGGGCGACGGCGCCGACTACTTCACCGCCTACCGCATCTTTGTGCTGGCCGGCGACAAGCGGATCAACCTGGCCACGTTCGAAGGCGACGACGGAAGCGGCTACTACGGCACCGGCTACTACGTGATGGTCCGCCGCCCCGCGGCCGAACCTGGTGTTGCAGCGGACAGCGCAGGGGTGCCGCGGTGAACGCGCACCGGCGACTGTTCTCCTGCCCGTCGTGCCACACGATCCTGTCCGAGTGCGCGGAGCCGCACTGCAAGACGAAGTGCCCGGTCGGGTGGGTGCGGTGCAAGAAGTGCCACATCACCATCAACCCGGCCACCGGCCGGTTCTTCGAGAACGTCGGGGCGTGACGTGACCAGCCCTTGCCGCGTATGTGGGGACTGCGGTCGCACGTTCACCGTGGACCGCCCCAGCCGTCGGAGGCGGTTCTGCAGTCGGTCGTGCGCGATGCGGACGCGCTGGGCGGAGACGCCTCACCGAGGGGTCGATGCGCCCGCCTACAGGGATGGCCACACCCTGCACCCGCTCTACCAGACGTGGTTGACCATGCGTCGGCGGTGCAAGTCGCCCACTAATTCGGCCTACGCCAACTACGGCGGCCGCGGCATCACCGTGTGCGACCGCTGGGACCAGGACTTCTGGGCGTTCGTGGAGGACATGGGCCCTCGGCCGCTCGGGCTCACCTTGGACCGGATCGACAACGACGGTCCGTACGCCCCCGGCAACTGCCGGTGGGCAACCTACTCGGAGCAGCGGCGCAACCGCCGCTCGCCCGCCCGCCAGCGGGCAGCAGAGGGGAACTGACATGGACAGCATGTCCGACAAGATCGCGGGCCTCATCAGGCACGAGTGGGGGAACAGGCTGATCGACCTGCCCGACGGGGAAACCCGCTGGGTGCCGCCGGTTCGTGACGGCGGAGCCACCGACCAGCTGATCACGCTGTCCGTCGGCATCGCCCTGGCCTTGATCGGTCAGGCCCACGCGGCGGAGGGCGACGTGAAGCGCGGCGACACCGTGCTGGTGGAAGGGGTGGTCGCGGAGGTCACCCCCGGTGAACCGTTCGGCACGGTGACGGTGGCGTTCCCGTTCGCCACCGACCCGGACGGCCTTCTCGACGGCGTGGCTGTTGTAGCGCCGCGGGTGATCGTGTACGCAACAAGCGAGGAGAGCAAGTGAGCGACGAGCAGGCCGTGCTGACGGCATCGTTCAAGGGTGACGGCGGGTTCGACGCGCCGCTGCTGGTGGTGCGGGCCGAGACTCCGCACGACATGCTGCAGCGTCTGGACGCGCTGGCCTCCACGGGGATCCTGGCGAAGGTGGCGCAGATCGCCCGGGAGATGCACGGCGTGTACGCCGCCGACCAGGGCCTGCGGCCGACCGCCACCGTGGTGGTCCCGGATCCCGCGTACCCGCAGCCCCCGATCTCGCAGCCGCAGGTCCAGCAGGCCGCGTACCCGCAGGCGCCCCCGCAGATCGTGCCCGGCCCGGACGTGAACAACAACGGGTGGGGCGCGACGCAGCCGCAGCCCGGGTACCAGGCGCAGGCGGCCGGCGGCTACCAGCCGGCCCCCGTCCCGCAGCAGCAGCCGGGCGCTCCGTTCACGGAGACGGACCGGTACGGGAACACGTTCGTGTACAACGACCCGGCCGCACCCATGTGCGCGCGTGGGCCCATGGTGAAGGCCACCCGCATGAAGCGGGACAACAGCGGCACCTACACGATGTGGCTGGACCCGGCCCACAAGGCGTGCCCGCTGTGGAAGAAGCAGGGCAACCCGCCGGTGGACCCGTCCCAGCTGGCCCCTGACCAGTGGCTGAACAAGCGATGAGCACCGTCATCAAGTCCTCGTTCCTGCGGACGCCCTTGACCCTCACGGACGAGAACGGCCGCACGGTGGGCGTCTCCCTCCGGGGTGAGCGGACAACCATCTGCGGGTCGTTCAACCGCACCGGGCTCCTGGACGCCGTGCAGTCGGAACTGGGTGTGCGGCTGGTGCCGGACGACGCCATCGTCATCGACAAGGCCGACCTGCCTCCGGTGTCGAGCGGTGATGGGACGAGGGGCGCGACGCGTTCCTTCCTGCTGTGGGACTCCGACACGTACGACTCGCTGATGGCGGACGCCCGCGCGCTGATCGCCCTGGCCGAGCACCGGAAGGTCCACCCGCCGGTCGACGAGGCGCAGGTGAAGGCGCTGGCCAGGCTGATCGACGTCCAGGACCCGGACGTGATCGCGCGTGCGATCCTCCGCTCCGGCAAGGTCACGGTGACCCTGTGAGCGCCCTGGTGTTCCTGGACACCGAGACGACCGGCCTGGACGAGGACGACCACATCTGGGAGTTCGCGGCCATCCGGCGCGACTCGGACGGTCAGGAGACGCAGATCCAGTTCCAGCTCGAGCACGACGTCACCAAGGTGGCGCACCTGCCCGAGAAGTTCCGGGTCGACCACGACGCCCGGTACAACCCGGACGAGGCACTACCGGCCGTGCTGGCGGCCGCACTCATCGACGACATCACCCGGCCCGACGACCGGACGGGCGCCAAGATGCGCCCGGTCGGCGCCGTCGTCGACTTCGACATGCGGCGTCTGGAACGGCTGCTCCGCCAGTACGGGTTCACCCCGCGGTGGAACTACCACACGCGGTGCGTCGAAACCTTGTACGCCGGGGCGACCGGTGAGGACGTGGACGGGCTGTCCCGCGTGGCCGACGAGCTGGGTATCGAACACCCGGCTGAGCACACCGCCATGGGCGACGTGCTGACCACGCGGGCCGTCTACAACGCGGTGATGGGGTCCTGAGCACGTGCTGACCGCCAGTCGTTCGCTGGGCCGGGCCGTCGAGACCGGGCGGCCCCTGCCCGAGGTGCCGGGACTGGAAGACCTCTACCGAGGCTACTTCCGGTGCCGGCCCCGCCGGGGGCAGGTGTGCCTGATCGCCGGCCAGCCTGGCGCCGGGAAGTCGGGGCTGGCGTTGTGGTGGGTCGACCAGATGAACATCCCCGCCCTGTACCACTCCGCGGACATGGCGCCGCACACGGCGGTCACCCGGCTGGCCGCCATCCGCACCGGCGACGCCGTGTCGGAGGTGTCGGAAGGCTTGGCGGGTGCCGGGGACGCGTACTACGCGGCGGCGTTGGAGTCCAGCAAGATCCGGTTCTGCTTCGACCCGAACCCGACGTTGGACACCATCTACGAGGAGATCGAAGCGTGGGTGGAGCTGACCGACTCGTTCCCGCAGGTGATCGTCATCGACAACCTGATGGACGTGTTGGGGGACGGCGACAACGAGACGGCCATCTACAAGGCGGTCCTGTTGGAGGCGAAGACGATCGCCCGTGAGACGGGCGCGGCCGTGTTCGTGCTGCACCACATGTCGGAGGCGGCCGGGCACCCGGACGACCCGCCTGCCCGCAAGTTCATCTTGGGGAAGGCCGCGCAGACGCCGGAGGTGATCCTGTCGGTGGCGTTGGGGAGTCCGGCGAGTTCAAGGTGTCGGTGGTGAAGCACCGCAACGGCAAGCAGTCGGCGTCCGCGCAGATTTTCCTCCGGTTGCGGGCCGACCCGGCGCACAGCCGGTTCGAGAAGTGGGTTCCAGGGTCCACGCCGGCGGCGCCGGCGCCCGAGGAGAAGTGGTGGCAGTCGTGAGTGGTCAGCAGCGGGGCAGTCGCATCGAGGTGATTCACGAGCCGACGCCGGAGCAACTGGCGCCCGTGTTCGTGGAGGACGAGACGACGAAGATGCACGTGTACGTGGCCGGCCCCATGCGGGGCATCCCCGGGTTCAACTTCCCGGCGTTCAACGACGCCACGGCCCGCCTGCGGGCGGCCGGGTTCGCGGTGTTCAACCCGGCGGAGCGGGACATCGCCCACGGGTTCACCGGTGAAGGCATGACCGGGTTCGAGGACCTGAACGACGGCGAGAACCGGTTCAACCTGCGGGACGCACTCAACGACGACCTGTCGTGGATCGCGCAGCACGCCGACGCCATCTGCGTGCTGTCCGGGTGGGAGAACTCGGCCGGCGCGCAAGCGGAGATGGCCCTGGCTGCCGCACTGGGGCTGCGGGTCGGGTTCGTCTTCGAGTTCGAGGATGGCCGCACACTGGCGACTGCGGCGGACGCGCTGCGGCAGGCGGCGGACGAAGACCGGTTCATGCGACCGCCGCAGCGGGTCCACTACCTGACCCCGGAGGAGTTGCCGTCCATGCGGCACGCCGTGCTTGATCCTGGTGTTGCAGCGTACAGCGGTGAGCTGCACAGGCTCGAGGACGTGGCCGCAGAGTTCGGGGTCGACCTGGACGGCGAGTACGTCGTCTCTGACGAAGTGCGGGTCACCTCGAGCACGGGTGGGCAGAAGGGCAAGAAGCCGGCCCAGTTCAGCCTGATCCCGACCGGACCGCTGAACTTGCTGGCCAAGCACTACGGGCGCGGCGCGCAGAAGTACGCGCGGGTGAACGGCAAGGACAACTGGCGCAACGGCTATGAGTTCTCGCTGTCCTACGACGCCGCGCTGCGGCACCTGACCGCGTTCTGGGGTGGTGAGGACGTGGACCCGGAGACGGGCAGCCTGCACGTCATCTCGGCGGCCTGGCAGTGCTTCACGCTGGCCGAGTTCCTGTCCCACCCCGAGCTGGTGGCCCAGTTCGACGACCGACAGGACGGTGCAGCGTGACCGCCGACCGGATCGAACTGGCGCGAGTGATCCGCGATGTGACCGACGCGTGGGAGGAGCCTCTCGACGAGGTTCACGACGTGCCGCAGATCGTCAACGCCGTCCTGGCATGGCAGGCATCCCGCCCAGACGTCCCCGCGGGAGCGAGCGGTGTAGATCGCTGCTCATACTGCGGGCGAGTCGATCAGCACGTCGAGGTCGGCACAGAGGACAACGGGGTGCCAACAGCCATCTGCGGCGACTGCGAGCAGGAGCCGCAGTATCTGACGGGCGTGCCAGAGGACTGGATGTTCGATTCGAAAGACGAGCTCGTGGAGAAGGCGTTCGAGGCCGGGTGTGCCTGGCACCACTACCATCACCACGACCCGTCCGCACTGGACATCCCCGCCGCTGGTCTGCGGGTCACGCGGGAGGCGGTGACCGATGTCGAGGTCGGCCGATTCCTGAGCGAGTGGTTGGACGACAATGCCCCGCTGAACGAGCGCCGATACCTGCATGCGGCTCGTGCGCTCGCCAGGAAGTACCCCGCCCTCGGCGTGACCGTCGCGGATGAGGTGCAGCCGTGAGCGCCCCGTTCGAGGCCCGGTTCGCGGGCCTGTGCGCTGAGTGTGACCGGCGGATCCTGCCCGGCGACCTGGTGCGGTTCCAGGACGACGAGCTGGTGCACGACGACCACGCGAACGACCCGCCGGCCACCCGGCCGGACGGCCCGGTGTGCCCGCGGTGCTGGCTGACCCGGCCATGCGAGCACGACGACGACTTCAAGCTGATCGTCCCCAACCCTCTGGGAGGTGCGTCGTGAGCGACCTGACCGTGTTCGTGGGCGGCATGGTGTTCATCCTCATCCTCACGTTCGGCCTCCTGTGGGGATGGTCCGGCGACGACGACGAGGGCGACTGGTGAGCGGCCAGTACGCGGAAATCCCGGACATCTTCAACGGGTACGCGGGTGGGGTGCTGATCGGCGTGGACGGTGACGACGACGTGACCGTGCTGGTGAACGTGAAGAAGTACGGCGCCACGCACAACCCGAACGCGGTCATCTCCCGCCGGGCGCTGCTCACCGCGCTGACACAGCTGGGTGTCATCGGACCGAAGGAGGCCGCGGCGTGACCAACCGTCCGAAGGACATCGGCCTGGCGGACAAGCTGGCCGCCAACGTGCGGCCCGACGCCAACGGGTGCCTCGTGTGGCAGGCCGGTCGCATCTCCACCGGGTACGGCAAGCTCAACTGGAACGGGCACCAGATGACCGCCCACAGGGCAGCCTGGGAGTCGGTCAACGGGCCGATCCCCGAAGGCATGTTCGTGCGCCACAAGTGCGATAACCGCCCGTGCTGCAACCCTGACCACCTCGAGCTGGGGTTGCACGCCGACAACATGCGCGACATGACCGATCGGGGACGGCAAGCCACAGGCGCGCGCCTGCCGCAGACGCGCCTCACCGACGACGAGGTTCGAGAGATCCGGCGCGCCGTGGCGGGTGGCGAACTGCAACGTGTTGTAGCGGCGCGGTTCGGGGTGACGCAGGGTTACGTGTCAACCTTGGTCGCTCACGCCTACCGGAAGGATGTGGCCTGATGACCAACCGCAGCAAGGACGTGGGCACTCGTTTCACGAGCGACACCATTCGGTATCTGAGGGCCAACGGGTTCCCCGGTGCGGAGCTGCGCAACCAGGCCGGCGTGCGCGACAAGGGCGACATCATCGGGTGCATCGGAGTCTGCTGGGAGTGCAAGGGCGGGCACGCTGCGGAGCAGGCGTCCGACGGGCAGGTCGCCGCGTGGCTGCTGGGGGAGACGGAGACGGAGCGGGTCAACGCCGGGGCGGACGTGGGGATCCTGGTGACCAAGCGGAAGGCGATCGGTGCCCGCTTCGCCGGGCTGTGGTGGGCGCACATGACGATCGGCACGGTGGTTGAGCTGGTGATGGGCCGAGGCAAGTCCAACCGCCTGCCCACCTGGCTGTCCGACGCACCCATCCGGATGCACCTGGCCGACGCCGTGATGATGCTGCGTCGCGCCGGGTACGGCACGGAGGTGGGCGCGTGAGCGTGCAGGTGGACATGTCGACGGGCGCCGACTGGCGCGAGCTGGCCGTGTGCCGGTCGATCGGACCGGAGCCGTTCGACACGCCGGACAACATGTCGTCGTCGGCGCTCAAGGCTCACTACGACCGGGCCCGGGTGTTCTGCGAGTCGTGCCCCGTCCAGTACGAGTGCCTGGCCTCCGCCCTGAACGAGGAGGAGGGCGTGCCCCGCGACGAACGGCAGGGCGTGCGCGGCGGGTTCGGCCCCCGGGCGCGGTACAACCAGGGCCCGTTTCTTCTGGAACGTGTTGTAGCGTCACGATGAGGCGCGACGCACTGCGACACAGGGACGGTGCCAAGCCGCCCATCGGGCCCGTCCTGGACCTGTACGGCGTGCACTACGTGCCCAACCACGCCGGCTGGCAGCCGATCCTCTGCCCTATCCACGACGAGTCCAGGCCGTCCTGCACGGTCAACCTGGACGACTGCTACTTCACCTGCCATGCGTGCCCGGCCCACGGAGACGTGTGGGACCTGGTGATGTTGAAGGAGAGCTGTGACTTCCGCGAGGCCCAGCAGCGTGTCGCCGCGATCACAGGGGAGACCGCCGCTACGACGCCCGCCGGTGCCGCGATTAGCGGCCCCGGCTATCTGCCCCGCTACCGACGTTCGGGAGGGGGAACCCATGCGCGCACAGTTCGCTAGCGACCCCCACTGGCGCCCCGTGCCGTCCGACGAGACGCACTGGGTCAGCGACTGGGGCCTGATCGTGAGCGTCGATGACACGCAGGTGCGGCGGTTGGCGACCGCGCCCACATACGACGGCTATCGCTCGGTCGTCCTCTCGGTTGCCGGGCAGAGGACGTACTGGCGGGTGCACCGGCTTGTCCTGTTCGCCTTCGCGGGCCCGCCGCCCGACGACGACTGGGAGGCGTGCCACCTGAACGGTGACCGCTCCGACAACCGGCTGAGCAACCTGGTGTGGGGTACGGCGGCGGAGAACCAGTCGCACCGCACGGGACACGGCACGGATCAGGTGGGTGAGCGCAACCCGAACGTCCGGTTGACAGCCGAAGACGTCCGGTGGATGCGCGCGGAGTACGCGAAAGGCGTCTGGACGTACAAGCAGCTCGCGGAGCTCTTCGGCGTGAGCGCCCCGTGCGTCTACAAGATCGTCCGCCACAAGACCTGGGTGTCGGCATGACGAGCAAGCCGCTCGACGTCGAGTCGCAGAAATCGTTGGAGACGGCGACCCGGACCTTCCAGGCGGCCCTTCCGGGGAGCGCGCCGGCGGTGGAGTACCTGGCGGGAAGGGGTATCTCCCGCGATACCGCCGAGCGGTTCCAGCTGGGGTTCGTCACCGAACCGGTCCCGGGTTTTGAGCGGTTCATGGGCATGGTGGCCATCCCCAACATCTGCGGCGGCGACCGCCCGCACGTGGTGGGCATCAAGTTCCGGCGCCTGCCGGACGAGGAAGGCAAGAAGTACGACCAGCCGTCCCAGCCGACCCGCATGTTTAACGCCCGGGCGATCGACGAAGCGGACGAGGTGCTGTGCATCACGGAGGGCGAGCTGGACGCCGTGATCCTCGAGCAGCTGGGCCTGCACGCCATCGGCGTGCCCGGCAACACGGCGTGGAAGGCGCACTACTGGCGGCTGCTCGAAGGGTTCCCGCGGCTGGTCCTGTTCCGGGACAACGACGACCCGGGGCTGGTGCTCGAGAAGGAGATCCGCAGATACGACCTGCCGTTGGTGAGCTACGTGCCGCCCGGGGTGGGGGAGAAGGGCGACGTCACCGACTCGTTCCTGTCCGGCCACGGCCCGGAGCTGGTGTCGCTGGCGCTTGGTGTGCACGACGAGATGAGGGCGGCGTGATGAGGGTCCTGTTCATCGACGACTGCATCGACCATGGCCAGGTCGGAAACACCGAGGGGTACGGGACCGCGTACATCCTCACCGAGTTGGGGACCGTGCGCCGAGGGGCGCACCGCGTCGTGTTCTACATGTTCTACGGCTACTGGCCCGAGGCCGTCATGCACACGTGCGACAACCCGCGATGCGTCAACATCCGTCACCTGGTGGGCGGCACCCGTGACATGAACAACAAGGACCGTGCAGCCAAGGGGCGCAGCGCCCGGGTGCAGCCGCTGCGCCGAAAGTTGACCGACCAGCAGGCCGCCGAGATCCGGCAGCGCTACAACCCGAGGCGGGACAAGGACAACGGGGTCGTCGCGCTGTCGCGCGACTTCGGTGTCGACGTGAACGCGATCTATCAGATCGTTCAGGGAAGGACGTACCGCTGATGCGGGTTCTCTTTTTGGACGTGGAGACCGCCCCGGCGGTCGTGTACACGTTCGGGTTTTTCAAGCAGTACATCCGGCCCGAACAGGTGATCGAACCGCCGCGCATGCTGTGCTTCGCCGCCCGGTTCCTGGACAAGAAGCGCACCGAGTTCTACTCGGAGTTTCACAACGGGCACCTGGCGATGGTCAACGAACTGCACCGCGTCCTGGATGAGGCGGACGTGGTGGTGCATTTCAACGGCAAGAGCTTCGACGAACCGTGGGCGCGCACGGAGATCCTGCAGGCGGGCCTGCGGCCGCCGTCCCCGTACCGGTCGGTGGACCTGTACCAGCAGTCGAAGCGGTTCTACCTGCCCAGCCACAAGCTCGAGTACGTGTCCACCCGGCTGATCCCGGCAGGCGGCAAGGAGTCGACGGGCGGGTTCGGGTTGTGGGTGCGGTGCATGGCCGGCGACCCGAAGGCGTGGCGACTCATGCGCAAGTACAACCTGCAGGACGTGGACGTGATGATGCCCGTCTACAACGAGATGCTGCCGTGGATGACGTCGCTTCCCAACGTCAACCTGTACGACGACGGCACGGAGGACCGGTGCCGGGTGTGCGGTTCCACCAGCCTGCACCGCCGCGGGTTCGCATACACCACGCAGGGCAAGTTCCAGCGGTACCAGTGCACGGAGCCTGGCTGTGGCGCGTGGTCCAGGTCGACGCACCGCCTGGCCGGTGTGTCCCTGGTGGAGGTGAGGTAGCAGTGGACGACACCTGGCTGGTTGAGGTGGGCGCGATCGTGGACCGTGCCGCGTCGGCGGTGGCCCGCCGGTACGGGTCGGTGACCACGGTGGACGACATGCGGCAGGACGGGTGGGAGTGGGCGCTGAGCAACCGGGCCCGCTTGGAGCACTACCGGTTGGAGGACGGCACCCTGTACCGGGCTGGTGCCGTGTCTGATCTGATCCGGCACCTCACCAAGCTGGCGAAGCATGAGCGGGCCGTGGTGCAGGGCGACGTGTCAGGCGACCAGTACCAGTACAACGCCGGGGTGGTGGAGCTGGTGCTGCCGGCTGTGTGGGACGGAGACTACCGGCCGCCGGCGGTGGAGGCGCGCACCCGGTCGGTGGCGGACCCTGCCGTGTCCGGCAACTGGGAGGCGATGGTGGCGGACGTGCGCCGGGCGGTGGACGACTTGCCGTTGTCGCAGCGCCGGGTCCTGTTCGCCTACTACGGGCACGCCGGGGGCGCGGGGTGGCGTGAGGCTGCGGTCGCGTTGGGCATGTCGAAGACGGCGGCCAACGACATTGGCCGGGAGGCGGTGGCGTCCCTGGTGGACGCCCTGAACGGGATCCCGGACGACCTGGGGGAGCCGAAGTATGTGGGCACCCGGCGGGTGGAGTCGAACGCGTCCGCGATGGCGCGTACCTCGAGCGATTGGGGTGGGGAGTGAACGTCGTCGTGTACAGCCAGCCGGGCTGCACCCGCTGCACGGCAACCATGCGGATGATGACCAAGCTGGGCGTCCCGTTCGACGTGGTGGACATCCGGCAGGACCACGCGGCGGCGGACCGCCTGCGTGCCATGGGGTACCTCGAGACGCCCGTCGTGGAGGTGGGCGACGTGTCCTGGTCGGGGTTCCGACCTGACGCGATCAAGGAGCTGGCCGGCACGGCGGCCGGCCGCGGGAAGCTGCACGGGAAGTACCGGGTGGAGCGGATCGGTGGCACCCCTGGGAAGCATGACGACTGCCGGTATTTCGTCCTGGACCCGCAGCATGACGAGCACGCCGCGGCTGCGATGCGCGTGTACGCGGACGCGGTGCGCCCCACCCTGCCCGGCCTGGCGGCGGACATCGACGAGTGGCTGGACGCGGCGTGAAGGTGACCGTCCACGGCCACGACGACGACAGGGCCACCCGGGACACGGCGGGGATGTTGCGCCGAGCGCACATCCCGTACGTGCAGGTGGAGGCCGACCCGGACGTGAAGGTCACCCCGGTGGTGGAGGCGTCCTGGTCGACCCCGTACGCGGAGCACGTGCAGTCGTGGACGGGGCACCAGCCGGACCTGCTCGAGGCGTTGAGGCGGCACAGGTGACCGCCGTGGCTGTGGACGTGGACGTGCTGACGGACCTGGACTTCCAGCCGACACTGCCGTGCGAGCTGCGGTCCCACGACCAGCTTGACGCCGGGAACCTGCCGGCGGCGTGGCGGGCGTTCGGGTGGTGCCCGGGCTGCCACCACCGCGTCGACTTCCTGCTGTGCGAGCCGGGGCGGTTGCGCAAGCAGTCGTCGATGTCGGGCTGCGAGCTGTGCGGCCACACCCACTGGTGGGCGGATGCGTTCACCGTCGTTCCGATCTGAGAAGGGAAGACCAAAGCATGAGGACCCGACTGCGCCTGGCGATCGACGAGCGAGACATGTGGCGGCGCTCCGCGGAGGTGGCGTGGAGGTGGGCGGCCCAGATGGCTGAGCGGAGCGTCGACATGGCGATCAGGAACCTTGACCTGGCGCTCGAGCTGGACGCCCGGGACGCACGCGACATGGAGCGGGAGGCGGATGAGGGTGCGGCTGGCAACGACCACGACCGTCACCCGTACGTGCCGGAGGCCACGATCCGGTTCACCACCCAGTCGGGTGCCACCTACCTGCTGCGGGACGATGGCACGCACGCGTCCCTGATGCGCGAGTCGGGCCCGATGAACGCGTGGATCCGCCGCGGCAACGGGGAGTGGGCGGACGTGGTGGGCACCTACACGGTGGCGCTGGGTGAGTCTGCGGTGTTCGAGCTGGCGGACGGGGTGGTGGCGCACGTCACCACGCCGGTGCTGACGATTGAAGTGGTGATGCCCGATGCGTGACGGTGACGTGCTGACCCACGCCGCCATCGGTCGGGCTGTTGATGCCATCCGGGGCACCGAGTCCGCGGTCGAGATCGGCGGTGTGCGCATCGAGGAGTGCGACGAGTTCGGAGCGACGGCCACAACCCGTGAGCGTGACCGCGCGGTCCGTGAACTCGAGCGAGTAGCCGACGAGCGGGACCAGTACCGGGAGGCGCTGGTGGACGCCAACCGCCAGCTCGACGTCGCGCGCACCGCTCGCCGGGAGCTGATGGCCATGCTCGCGTCGCCGCCGTCCGGGTGGTTCGTCCTCGGCTCGCACATCGACGACCCCGACGTTGACCTCGAGTTCTGGGGCAACGACGCTGGCGTGCCGCTCTGGGAGCGGCCGGCCGCACCAGACGGCGGGGCCTCGTAAGCGGCCGCCCCGCGCACAACAAGTCGCCCCTCGGCTTCGGCCGGGGGCGTTCTTGTGTGTCTACCAGACGGGCCGGTTCCACACGATGATGGACCCGTCGTCCTCAGCGGTGATCCGGTGGCAGTCGCCGTCCGCACTGTGCAGGGCGAAACGAAGGGCCCTCCCGTCACACGCGCAGAGCGCGGGGGGAAGGGCCCTGTAGCTGTCCGCCATGGCGTTCAGCGTTGAGTCGACGACGGTTGCGAGGGATGACATCGCGGTCATCCTGCGACGCTACGCCACAGGTGCGGCGCGGGGGAAGGGCAACGCTGTGCGGGTCATGCTGCGACCGTTGTGAGTCCACGACGTGCCGCGCCCAACATGCCCCCGGTCTCACTGTTGCATGGGCCGCACGCCGGCCGGATGTTGCCGCGCACGTACCGACCGCCTTCCGCGCCGGGGATGATCCGGTCGACGGTCATGGTGGTGAACGTGAGCCGGATGCCGCACCGGTAGCAGGGTGCGGTGGTGCCGTCCCCGAACACCACTAGCATCCACATCTTGCGTCGTCGGCGGCCCTCAGCTGAGCCTCGAGCGTTCCGGTTGGTCGTTCCGCGGCGGCACATCATGCCGCCCGTTGCCGGTAGTAGTCCCGGGTGATGCCGGTCCGCTGGTGCCCCACGTGCCAGGCGCCGGAGACCGGGCACCGGTACACGTGCAGGCCGTGCCCGCCCAGCGACTGCCGGGCGGCCTTGGCGAACTGCTTCTGTTCGTAGCCGCGTTTCCCGCACTGGCACACCACGTACCGGGCCAGCACGGAGCGGTTGGTGATGAGGCTCACAGCGCACCGCCAGCCCGGCCGTGCGCGTAGTCGTACGCCTCCCGCCACGTGTCGAACGTCCGAACGGACGACGTGGCCGTCGTCGATGCGTGCCATGCCGCGGTGCGGGTGTTCGGGCCGTGATGCCCGACGCAGCAGCGCCACACCGCCCACTTGATGCCTCTCATGTTCCTTCCTCCTGTGTCATGCGGTGTGACGCTGACACACCAGGCCCAAACATGCCCGTCTCGCTTGCGACGTTGCCGCGTGGCGGGACAACATGCCGGGCCCGGTGTGTCAGCCTTGGGGCCTGTTTCTCAGGCCGCCTGCGAGTCGTCCTGGCCGACGACCGTCGCGTTGAACACGTCGGCCATCTGCACCAGCTCCGGGTCGGTCTGCGCGTGGTTGCGCTCGAGCACGACCTCCGGCGGCAGCTTGCCCTCCGGCACCACCACGTAGTTGATGGCGGACTCCGGGTCGTCCCCGAACTTCTCGATGTACCGGTCGCGGCCCGGCCCGGTCGGCCCCACGTGGGTCGGCCCGTCCGTCGCTTCGCCGGCACCGAAGATGGCGGCCAGCTCCGGGTCCAGGACGTACCCGACGGCCAGGACGTCGCCGTCCTCCGCGATCGCCACCCACAGGTTCTCGAGCGGGGTGCCGCCGTTGATGAACGCGTACACGTTGGTGCGGTCGGTGCTGCTGTCAGTGCTCATCGTGCTGATCCTCTCGGTTTGCGGGCCCGCGGTTCGGGCCCGGTGTTGGAACTCTTGGGGGGCGCCTCGAGCGTTGCCTGACGCTGCAGGGTGCCCTGGGCGGATGCCACGGGCAGGACCATGCGACGGAACCCGCCGCCCAGCTCTGCCAGCTCCGCTTGACGTTCGGTGGGGGACAGGCCGTACGCGATCGTCAGCCCGTCCACGTCCACCACGGTCAGCCACCACTCGCGGCGCAGCAGCGCGTCGAACGCCGTCTTGACGATGGCCTCCGCCAGCTTCTGCGCGTCCGGGTAGGCGTCCGACTCGAGCAGCTGCACGATCGGGTCCGTCTCGCTCTTGCGCGGGGTGATGTTCACCGGCCACCGCCGATCAGCAGGATGACCGTCTCGTCGTCCACCTCGCGCTTCGGAGGGGGCGCCGGCAGCCACCGGGCCAGCAGGATGGTGAGCAGGCCGTACGTGACCAGGCCGGCCATCCCGCCGAACATGAGGGACAAGGCAATGAACGCGGCGGTCACGGTCACCACACCCGAGCTTCCGACGGAGACTTCGACCACAACGGCTTACACCTACCGCGGTCGAACATCACCTGGACTTTGCCATGCAGTACCCGGCACTTGGGCACCCGGTACGCGACCACACGGAACCCGCGGTGGTCCAGGGCCGCACCCCACCCGGCGAACCAGGTGCGCAGTGCTGGCAGGGTCGGCAGCCCGCACACGTACGACGCCTCGAAGTCCCACCCGATCCCGTCCGTGTACGGGCCCGGGTGTGCGTCGTCCGCGTGGGCGTCGTTGATCCGCGTGCCCCGCAGCCTGACGCTCTCCTTGTACGGGCCCACCCCGTACTCGTTCTCCACCCTGTACACGGTGCAGCGGGGCAACGTACGACGCTTCCGGTTGTCGCTCATGCGACTCGCCTCCGCAGCCCGTCGATGACCTCCGGGCGCACACGTTCGTCGATCGTGTACACGTTCCAGCGGCCCACACGTACCGCCAGGTCGTCCAGGTAGTCGCGGATCTCCGCCATGGTCACGGCGAACTCGTACGACAACTCGGCCACCGACTTGGGGCCCGGACCGTTCTTGTGCCTCACCTGGACCACCACCCTCGACGGGTGCGGTTCGCGGGGCGTGGGCGCAGCTCCGGGTCAACCGGGCGCAGCCAGGACGCCGGGACGGTTGTCCGCGTGTCCGGGTGATCCAGGTTGACGCACTGCACGGCGTCCCCATCCACCCAGACCACCGTGTGCACGGCCGCGGCACCCTTGATCACCACACGGTCCTGCTCATGGGGGGACCAGGGGAGGGGTGCCGGATCCGGCCGGCGACGCGTCAGGCGCAGCATGGTCAGCTCCTTCCCGTCGGGCCCCACCTCGCGCGGGGCTCCTCGTGCCCGTCCACGGCTCGAACGTGGATGCCTGCCAGCCGGGCGCCCGTCACGTCGTAGCGGCGTGACGCTGCAACACCTACGCCGACTTGCGCACGTCCACGTACGCGTCCGCCTCCGCACGCGTGTGGAACGACGCCACCAGCTGCCCGTCGGGGTCGCGCACGTCGAACGGCAGGCTCTCGTCCACCTCGTCGTCCTCGTCCGGGTCCACCTCCACCCGCCAGGTGCCGGCCGTGGGCCCGAACGCGCTGTTGAACTCACGCAGCGCCTCCCCGCACCACCCGAAGAACGCAGCGGCCCCGGTCACCCGGTCGCGCAGGTCGGCCACCGTGTAGGTGCGGTGGGTGGAGGACGTCTTGCCGTCCAGGAACGCGGCCGCGTCCGCCTGGTACACGAACCGGGCGATCAGGTCGCCCCAGTGGTCGCGGACGATGTACTGCAGGTCGGCGTCGGCGTCCATGCCGAGCTGGTACCGGGCGCCGAGTGCGACGATGAACCGCTCGCCGTCCCGCTCGAGACCGTGCACCGTGGCCGCCTTGCGGATCGCCGTCACCATGACGTCGTACGGGATCGTGGTGGTGTCCGTGTACGCGATGTGCGGCGCGTCGGCGGGCCCCGCCGGAGTCCCGGGACGGCCGGTCAGCTTCACGTAGGCCCCCGCCCACACGTGGTGATCGGACATCGAGTTGTAGCCGATCACCCCGCCGGGCGACCCCAGTCGGCCACTGCCAGAGTCGACCGTCAGGACGTCACCGCGGCGGGACGGGTAGTGCCAGTCGAGCGGGGTGTCGCGGACGATCCCGATCACGTCACCGCGCGACACCGGCGGATTGATCGCCACGCCCGTGTAGCAGAAGTACTGAACCCGGTCCGGGTCGGGCTGCGCCATCAGCGGGTGCGCACTAACCCCATCGGTCGACTCGAGCGTCATCACTCGGCCGATGTCGTCGGTCCGCGAGTACGCGCCGGTCACCAGGAACTCGGCCCCGAGCGTCAAGGGTGTGCACGTGGTGTCCACCAGGTGCAGCCACGGAAGCGGCTCCAGCTGGGTGATGTCGACCGCCGGTGCTGACTCGGTTGTGATGCTCATCGGTCTGCCTTTCGTCAGGTTGGGTGATGCTCGAGCGCCGGGTGGGGGACTCGGACCCCCGGGACGGCCATACCGTCACCCGGCCACCGCTTGCGCGGCCTAGCCGCCGAACCGGATGGGCACCAGCAGCACGCGGGCCGGCCCGCCGTCCGTGAACTCGACCGGCTTGAGGACGAACGCGGCACCCTGACGCACCTGGTCGGACATGTGCAGGGTGACCGTGGGCCCGTCCAGGGCCTCGAGCGCGTCCACCAGGAACGACGGGTTGAACGCCACGCCGTCCATGCCGTCCACCTGCACACCGGCCTGGACGGGTGCCGCCGACATGGGCGCCTCCGTGTCCCCGTTGTGCACCGTCAGGCAGTCGATGCCGAAGTCGAGACGCACCGGCATGTTGCGCTCGCAGAACGGCTGCACCGTCTTCACGGCGGCCAGCAGTGCCGCCCGGTCCACCACCGCGGTGTGCGGCGGGTTGTCCGGCCACAGACGATCCACCGCCGGGTAGTCCCCGTCGATCGACAGCAGCAGGACGTCCGCACCCGGCCACGACAGGCGGGCCCACACGTCCCGGGTGTCCCGCACCGACACGACGACGGTGACGTCCTCCCCGGCCGGCACCAGCTTGACCAGCTTGTGCAGCAGGACCGCCGGCAGCAGCACGTCCGCCGGCAGGTCGGCCGTCGACATGGGGGACGCCGGCACGGTCGCCTCGTGCAACCGGTAGCGGTCGGTGGTGACCATCTGCACCGTGTCCGCGGTGAACGTGACACGCGCACCGGACAGGAGGGGCAGCGTCACGTCGCGCGACGCCCCGGCCGCCACCGCACCGGCCGCCCGGGTCAGCTTGTCGCCGTCCACCGTCACGGACGGGCCCACCACGGCGGGCAGGTCCGGCAGGTTGTCAGGGTCGATGTGCATGCGCGCCACGGTCGGCTGCGCACCGTTCGGGCCGTGCACCTGCACCGGGCCGTCCGCAGGCACGGTCAGGGTGACGTCCGCGGTGACGCGCGCCACCGCGCGCACACCCAGACCGGCCGCCTTGAACGCGTCCAGCAGTGCGCGACCCTCGAGCACGACGGGCCCGAAGTCGTCGCCGTCCATGCGCGACAGCACCCGGCCGCCCGTCGCGTAGTCGAACGACTCGAGCGACACCACGCCGGCGCGGCCGGTCACACGGATGCCGCCCGTCTCCCGCGCGATCGGGCGAGACGGGAGGGTGACGCGCAGCAGCTTTGCCGCGCGGTCCAGGTCCAGCAGGGACACCCGGGCCGTCGTGGTGACGGCGGGCGCCTCGAGTGTGGCAGTCATGGCGATCCTTCCGAACAGCGGGCCAGCGGTTCCGGCCCGTTCGTGCCCCGGGGGAGGCTCGCACTCCCCAGTGCCGCTAGATTCGGGGCGATGTTGCAGCGCGCGACGCTGCTACACGTTGCGGAAGACGTAGACGCCGAAGGGTGACTGAACAGACACGTAGTCCGTGAACAGCTCACGCGCCGCTTGCTCCCAGTCGATGCACGTACACGGCCACGTCGCGTCAGATGAGATGGCGCCGATGGACTCCGCCAAGTCCTGCGCGTACTCCTCCTCGGAGTGCCACTCGCCGGCGTACGCGTCCTCGAACGCTTCACGCGTCGGCTTGTCCCACTCCTCGAGGTCCGCGCCGCACCAGTCGTGCCACGCGACCACGGCACTCACGGGGTAGGCGTCCGCGACGATCGCGGCGTGCAGTTCGCCCAGCCGCCGCGCTTCCGCGGGGGAGCACTCACCCGTGAACAGGCCGGATGTGTCCTCGAAGTCGAAGCACCACAACTCCTCGTGAGCCTCGAGCGCGTGCGCCCCGGGCACCTTCACTCCGGCGGCCGCGAATTCCGCCATGTCCTGCGGGGCGTCGGTCGCGTCGAACCACGCGCCCACCAGTGCGCCACCGTTGTAGCAGCCCAGGCACCCGACCCAGACGGTAGGTGCGTCGTTGTCAGCCATTGTGTTTCCGCCTTCCGTTCCGTCGATACTGTCAGCGTACCGCGTTCAGCACGCCGCTACAACATTGTCAGCGATCCGACCACACGCAGAAAGGCGCGTGAGGGTCCGCGATGTGTTCGGCGCACACTGTGCACCGATCGTCCGGGCCGAACGTGGGACCGTACGCACGGTCACGCAGCCCGAATGCGGGCGCGGTCGCGCGGGGGATCTGCACCACGTCCCACAGGTCGGAAGCGTGCTCGAGCCGGAACGACCACCCGGCCGGGTCCGCCTCGAGCTGCGTCGCGTGCGCCACCCGCGGCGCGTGGCTGAACCTTGCCACCAGCTCCGCGCGGATCCGCTGCGCCTCGGCAACCGTCAACGCGTCACGCGTCAGAATCGACATGCCAGCTCCCCTCTCGTGCTCTGCCTCGCGCGACGTTGCGTCGCGTCTCGTGCCCGTGCGCCGATCCGTGAGCGCACGCACGGGCTGCCGTGCCTAGTCGCGTCGACCGAACGCCGCCAGAACCTGCGCACGGGTCACGCCGAAGTCGGCAAGCGCCATCGGGTCCAGGTACGGGCCCGGGTCCGTCGCCCCGTCCTCCGCCATGTCAGCACGCACCGCGTCCACCGCGCCCGACAGGTCCGACCGACCGTCCGCCAGGTCCAGCCGCGACAGGTCACCCGACTGCACCGGGGCGATCCTGTCCGACAAGCGCTGCACCCACGACCGCGCGTCGCACGGGTCCTCACCCGGCAACGGCTCACCCGTGGTCAGCTCGAGCGGCACCGGTGTCAGGTGCACCGACAGGTGACCACCAGACGTCTCGTGCATGCTGTTCCGGAACATGATTCCTCCCCTTGACGTTGACTTCCCAGTGCCCGCCGGCGGAATCGAACCGCCGAACCGCCACCATGGCGGGCCGTTTGTGCCTAGTCGACGTACGCGATAGAGCCGTGGTCTTCGGGGTCGGTCTCGACGCGTTCGATCGCCAGGTTTCGCGCGTCGCGGGCGCTCAGCGCAGTGACCGGAATGTTGTAGCCGTCAGCGAATTCGACGATGTACGTGCGCGCAGCCATGATGCTCACCCGTTCCGCTAGTCCCTGTTGTTCCCCCAGTATGGGCGCAGCGGGACGCGTGCACAACACGCGCACATCACCCGAACGGGTGAAAGCTGCACGCGCACACAACACCCAGGCACGCGCCAGCAGGCAGCACGCAGCTACGCCCACATGCAACCTGCTGGTTGCACATCGGATGGACGCATCGACGCGTGTCGACGTCTCGGATGCACAACGTGTGACGCACACGTGACACATACGGATGGACAGTCGTGCGATTCGGGCTCTTTGTGCCACGATGTTGGTACAAAGCCACGTAATAGGGCCCTGACCTGGACAAGTAAGGGCAACCTGAGCTGATCCCTGCCCTCCGTGCCTGACTACCCCTGGTGACAGGCACTCATGGGCCCGTCAGCAGGGCAGGGGAGGGGGGAGGGTGGGGCCCCCTCGCGTGGCCGCACTTGACCCGGGGGATGCTAAGCGCGGCTCGTCTGTGTGGGGGGTACTGTCCCCGTCTACATCCCGCTCCGTGTGGGGGGCACGCCCGGATGCGTTGCAACTTGGACCGGTTCTTCGGCGTGTCGTCGCAGGTCAGGACAGGGATCTGTGGTCCGACGGATTCTATATAATGGAGCGACATCGAGGGTGCCGTAGGCACCCGATGATGGAGCGACCCGGCACTGCTCAGTGCCGCACGCTGTGGTGCGTGCGGCTTGAGAACAGGCTTGTATGACGCGCACGCGCGCGAGGCGCGTGTCGTTGCGGGTGGGTGCGAACGGTTCGCCCTGGGCTGGCGCGGCAACGCCGCTGGGCTCGAGCTGGCACCCCGGCTGGGTCCTGTGTGCACCCTGGGACTGGCCGGCGGGGTTCGTGTGGTGTGCGGCGAGGTCTGGACAGCTCGCCCCCACAGGTGGCCCCCCACCCCACCACCGTGCATAGCGGTTTGCATACGCCCCCGTGTTGCCGTGCGGCGTGTCGTTGAAACATGAACCTGCGCGTCTGCCCTGCGGCGCATGAAACACCTTGGGGGTGCTCTGTGCCGGTGCCCGGTCAGGTGTCGATCGGTGAGGCGAAGAAGCGCGTGGTGGACGCGATCGCACACGGGGTCCTGGTGGAGGACGCCATGGCTGCGGTGGGGCGCACAACCCGCACCTACGAGGAATGGCGGCGGAACGACAAAGAGTTCGCCGGCCAGGTGAACAAGGTGCGCGCGGACCGGGCGTCCGCGAAGAACCGCGGGCTGGACTCCGATGCGTACGCCCTGGATTTCGCAGCGTGGCGGAAAGAGTTCCTGGGGTACGACACATACGAGCACCAGCAGCAGTGGGTTGACGTTCTGGAAGGCCGCGACCCGACACCCATTGAAGGGTGCAGCTGGGACAAGCGGAACCCGAACCGGCTGATCGTGAACGTCCCCCCTGGGCATTCCAAGTCGCAGACGATCACCGTCGACTACGCGACGTACCGGATCTGCATGAACCCGAACGTCCGCATCCTGATCATCTCCAAGAAGCAGGAGTTCGCGGCCTCGTTCCTGTACCAGATCAAGCAGCGGCTCACCTCGAACCTGTTCGCCAAGCTGCAGGCCACGTACGCGCCGGACGGCGGGTTCAAGCCGGAGGCTGGCCGTGGGTCGTTCGGTGCGAACCGGATCTACGTGGCCGGCATCGACCGGGACCAGAACGACCCGACCGTGGAGGCCCTGGGTCTGGGGTCCACCATCTACGGGCACCGCGCCGACCTGATCATCCTGGACGACGTGGTGACGTTGGACAACGCCGCCCAGTACGAGCAGCAGCTGCGCTGGATCGACTCTGAGGTGGAGTCCCGGGTTCACGACGGGAAGATCCTGGTTATCGGCACCCGCCTGGCGTCCACCGACCTGTACTCGGAGCTGCGGGCTGAGGACCGGTACCTGTCGGGTCGGTCCCCGTGGTCGTACCTACGGCAGCCGATGGTGCTGGCGTTCGGGGACACTGCGGACGACTGGGTGACCCTGTGGCCGTGGTCGTCCACCGCGTACGAGCCCGGCCAGGAGCCGGACCCGACGACGGGCCTGTTCGAGATGTTCCCTGGTGCGCGGTGCGAGAAGATCCGCAACGCGAAGCCGGCGGCCGTGTGGGCGCTGGTGTACCAGCAGCAGCAGGTGGCGGACGACGCCACGTTCCAGCCGGTGTGCGTGCAAGGGGCGGTGGACCGTCGGCGGAAGCCGGGCCCGTTGACCGCCGGGGCGTGGGGTCACCCCCGCAACGGCAAGGAGGGCATGTACACGATCGCCACCATGGACCCGGCGATGGCCGGGGACACGTTCACGGTGGTGGGCAGCGTGAACCGGGCCGACAAGAAGCAGTACCTCGAGAACGCCTGGGTGCAGACCCACCCGACCCCCCAGTACATCCGGGAGACCATCAAGCGGGTGACGGAGGAGTACGGGGTGCAGGAGTGGGTGATCGAGTCGAACGCGTTCCAGCTGTTCCTCACCCAGGACCCTGAGATCACGTCGTACCTGGCGGCGCGCGGGGTGCGGCTCATGCCGCACTACACGTCCAAGAACAAGACCGACCCCGACTTCGGGGTGGCCTCCGTGGCGACCGTGTTCGGCAGCGCCCGACGCATCCACGAGGGTGCCGGTCGGTCGGTGCACAACGGCGACAACCTGCTGTCCCTGCCCGACCCGGACTACTCGCAGGGCGTCAAGCTGCTCATCGACGAGCTGTTGGTGTGGCGGCCGGGGGTGCGCGGCAAGGATCTGCGGCAGGACGGGCCGATGGCCTTGTGGTTCTTCGAGATCGCCGCACGCCGGATCCTCGGGTTCGGCCAGAGCGGTCAGACGCAGCAGTTCATGCGGTCACGGTTCACGTCCAGGGCGCGCGCAGCACGCCGGATGGTGGTGCCCGCGGCCGACTACGACTCCCGGGAGGAGTGAACCGTGGACCTGGTGACCTACGTCAACCCCGAGCTGTCGCAGCACGTGGACGCCATCAAGTCCGGGTTCGTCGACCGGGACCGTCACATGGCTGAGGTGCGCGCGGTACGCAAGGGCGACTTCGACAAGGTGGCCCCGGGCGCGTTCAACGAGGACTGGCCGCGCCCCATCGTCGCCAACATGATCAACACGATTGCCCAGCACGCGGCCGCAGCCCTGTCGCCGTTGCCCACCATCACGTGCTCGAGCCCCAGCATGACGTCGGACGCGGCCCGAACCCGGGCGGACCGGCGCACGAAGATCGCCAACGGCTACTACAAGGCGTCCGGCGTGGAGCTGCAGCGGCAGACCAGCTGCGACCAGTTCTTCACGTACGGCCTGATGGTGGCGTCGGTGGAGCCGGACTGGGACGAGCAGGGTCCTGCGGTCATCTACGAGAACCCGATCGGGTTCTACCCCGTGTGGGACCGCCGCGGGCGCACCGTGAAGGTGGTGCGCGAGTTCACCCGGCGCGTCGTGGAGCTGGCCGTCGAGTACCCGCACCTGGCGCCGACGCTGAACAAGAAGATCATCGGGGTGAACGGCCGAGACGTGGCCGCCACCATCCGGGTGGTCAAGTACGTCGACAAGGACCGGATCGTCATGTACGCCCCGGACATGGGCGGCCTGGTGTTCACGGACATGGCCAACCCGCTGGGCCGGTGCCCGTACGTGTGCACCAAGAAGCCGAACCTGGACGAGGAACAGCAGGGCACGTTCGACGACCTGATCTGGGTGCAGATCGCCCGGCACTTCATGCAGATGCTGGCCGTCGAGGCGGCCGCTGAGGCGGTTGAGGCTCCCATCGTGGTGCCCAACGACGTCGTGGACGTCCCCGTGGGTGCGAACGCGATCATCCGCACCGCCACCCCTGGCGGCGTGGGCCGGGTCCGCCTGGACGTGCCGGCGCAGGTGTGGGCGTCCATCGACCACTTGAAGCAGGAGATGCAGTACGGGGCGATCGCCCCGGAGGCTCTGGGTGGTTCCATCGACGCGTCCGTGGTCACAGGCCGCGGCGTGCAGGAGCTGATGGCCGGGTACTCGCAGCAGATCGCCATGTGCCAGGGCACGATCGCCCGGCACGACGAGCAGGTGCTGGCTCTGTGCTTCGAGATGGACGAGAAGTTCTGGCCGGAGGCCGTCAAGTCGATCCGGGGCCGCCTGTCCGGCGCCCAGTACCAGATCACGTACACGCCGTCGAAGGACATCGCCGGGGACTACACGGTGGACGCCATCTACGGCGGGGTGAAGGGCTTGGACCCGAACCGTGGCCTGGTGTGGCTGCTGCAGAACCTGGGTGGCGGCATCGTGTCGAAGGACTACGTGCGGCGCAACGCGGACGCGGACATCAACCCCTCCGAGGAGGAGTCGAAGATCCAGCTCGAGCAGATGCGTGACACCCTGGCGCAGGCCATGAGTGCGTACGGGCAGTCGATGCCGGCGCTGGTGCAGCAGGGCCAGGACCCGTCGGAGATCGTGTCTCGCATCGTGCAGGTGACCCGCGGTCTGCAGAAGGGTCAGTCGTTCGAGGACATCTTGGAGAAGGTGTTCCCGCCGCCCGCACCGGCACCCGCACCGGGTGCCATCCCGGGTGCCCCCGGTGACCCGGCCCTGGCCGCGGCCGGCGGCGGCGCACCTGGTGCAGGCGACATGTTCGCGCCGGTCGCCGGCGCACCCGCAACAGCCGGTCCTGGTGGCCGGCCCGACCTGCAGACCCTGTTCGCGGGGTTGAGCGGTGCCGGGAACCCGAACATGTCGGCCGGGGTCTCGAGGATGATCCCGGCCGCCTGACTCAGGGAGGTCCGCGATGGACGACGACGAGGACGAGCAGCAGGTAACGGTGGCCGCCGCGGTCCGCATGGACTGGGTGGACGGTCCGCTCATCGTCTTGGGCCTGGTGGCGGACATCCTGGAAGCGTTCAACACGGCGGCCGTGCGTGCGCAGATGATCCTGGCGATGCACGGCAACTGGCGGCTCGAGCGGAGGCGGTTTCGTGCCGCCGTCGACCGGGACATCGACGAGCTGACGAAGGGTCGCACCGATGACGCAGGGTAACGGCCAGCACGGCGGGTACCGCCAGCCGACCAACCCGGCGCAGACGTCCGGCCCCGGCCGGTTCGCACGCCGCACCGACGGGCAGCCACAGGTGGACCTGCCCAACGCCGGCTACGGCGAGAACGCGGCCTACCAGTCGATCCAGGCGGGGGCCCCCGTTGCGGGCGCCCCGGGGATCCCGGACGCCGCCGGCGGTGCGCCGGACGTGGCCGGCATGTTGCAGTCCCTGGTGGGACTGAACGCGCCCACCACCCAGCCGGGCGTCCCGGTGACGGACGGTGCCGCGCTGGGCCCGGGCGCCGGGGCGGAAGTGCTGGGCCTGCCATCGAACCCGGCCGAGCTTGACCTGGCCGACGCCGAGAGCTTGCGGCCCATGCTCGAGGCGATGGTCGCCGCGGCGTCGTCCCCGAACGCCACACCGTCCTACCGGAACCTGGTGCGGACGGTCCTGCAGAACCTCAGATGACAGGAGGGCCCGATGCCGTCGACCGTGTGGGACAGGGCGGGGCTTGCGTTCGCCCAGGGTGCCCCGGCGGGTGCGTCGGTGAACATCGGGCAGACCGCCACCAGCTCGAAGCAGGCGACGACGGCGGGTAAGGCGTTCGGCCTGGCCAACCAGACGTACACGTCGGGCCCGGGCATGGGCACCGCCACCAGCCCCGGTCAGGCGGTCACGTCCGGCCCGGGGACGGGAAACACGGGCGCCTCGGTCGCGCCGTCGAACGGCGTGTCGGAGGCTGTGGGCGCCGGCGTCTCGAAGGTGATGGACGCGGCAGCGTGGCCGTTCCGCACCCTGATGAACTACTACAAGGAGAACACCCGCTACCAGGCGGCCCAGACGGAGGACAAGCCGGGCGCGTGGTGGAAGCAGTACCTGTCGTCCACCCTGTACTACATCCCGGGCGTGGGCATGGCCGACCCGGAGTTCCGGGCGATCATGCGCTCGCCGGAGGGCTCCAACGGTTCCGTCGGGCAGACGATCGAGCGCGCCGTGAACGCGAACGGCGACTTCTCCCTGCTGGACGACCCGGCGAAGGCCGCCGAGAAGGTCGCCTACTACGACTCCGCGAAGATGCGGTTCACCACGGGCGTGTTCGACTTCGCGCTGAACATGACCATGGACCCCACCATCCTGGTGGGCAAGGGGCTGTCGTCAGCTCGAGCGGCCAACAAGCTGCTCACCGCTACCGACGTCGTGAAGGCGTCGGACCGCACCATCACCCAGCTGTCGGGCCGGCAGGCGAAGGCCCGCAGCATGATCGACGAGCTGGTGGAGGCGACGGAGCCGGGTCGGATGACCGACGGCACCGTGTCCGCCCTGGCCCGGTCGCAGGCTCTGTCGCAGACCACGGACGCCGGCCAGTTCGCGTACCTGATGGGCCGGGCCAACGGCCTGCCCGAGTTCGCGGACGACGCGGTGGCCCGGGTCAACTTCAAGCGCGACCTGATCCAGGCGGGTATGGGCGACCAGGCGTCGCTGACCCGCGTGGGTGAGCGGTCGAAGGTGCTGCAGGCGGAGCTGTACGCGATGGGTGAGGACGTGTCTGGGGCCCGGTGGGCGAACCAGCTGTCCAAGCCGGGCGTCGACATGGACTCGCTGTTCGCGGACATGCACTCGGACCCGTCGTGGCTCCGCCAGATGGAAGCTCACAAGGCCGACATCGAGAAGGAGTACGAGGCGCTGCGCCGCGTCGTCGGCGTGGGCGACGTGGCCGACACGGGCGTGCAGGGCGTGGGCGGGATCCGCATGGTGACCGGCGGCGCTCGAGCGACCCGCCGCGACCTGGTGCGCCAGGTGAACTACGTGCAGGCGGGCCGGTTCCTGGACCCGGTGCACATCATGACCGGCATCCACGTCCCGCAGACGTTCCGGCTGTCCGCCGACGATGCCCCTGAGGTGTTCGACGCCGCGCTTCGGCGCGCGTCCGGCGTGGTCGACAAGGCCACCCTGGCGCAGCTGCGCGACCGGTTCTACACGACGATCGCCCACGGCCCGTCCACGAAGGTGGACCGGGCGGCGATTCTGCGCGACTTCAACACTGAGGTCGAGAAGGGCCTGGCCGCGAAGTACGGCAAGGACCCGGAGCAGATCGCGGCGCTCATGCGTGAGGCGGGGCAGCGTCGCAACTCGGAGTTGAAGGCCCTGGTGTCGCGCGTCTACCAGGCGCAGCCGGGCGAGCGGGTCACGTTCAACACGGGTGACGCCTCGTTCGCGTTCGACGACGCCATGGCAGCGGAGCTGCGGAAGACCGGCGGCGTGCTGGACATTCACAAGCCTGTGCTGGCAACCCAGATGGAGGACTGGGTGTCCCTGCTGGACCCCAAGGCGATCGACCGGTACATCGGCAAGCTGTCGGCCGGCGGCTGGGAGGGTCACTTCGAGCGGGGCGCCGACAAGGCGTGGCACCTGTCGGAGACGGCCTTGACCGCGGCCAACCACCTGTGGAAGTTCGCGGCCCTGTTCCGGCTCGCGTACCCGGCCCGCGTGCAGATCGACTCGCAGGCTCGCCTCATGTCGTACCTGGGCCCGTTGCAGTACATGGCGACGGCCGCCAAGGGCACCCGGAACATGCTCTACAACGACCTGACCAAGGTCGACGTCGGGGTGCTGCGCGACTTCACGCAGCGCACCCGGTGGGCGGAGCAGCTGGACGACGTGGAACGCAACCTGGCGTCGTGGGGTGCGCAGGACGTGCGCCGTGAGGCGTTGCTGTCGCAGCAGGACAAGCTGCGGACCCTGCTGGACACGCCGTCGGAGATCAAGCTGACCGGCAACAAGGTGCGGGTGCGTGGCACCGACATGGAACGGCTGCTGGGGAAGCGCCGGCTGGACGTGAAGACGGGTCGCCTCGGCGGCGACGTCACGGACGCGTACCGGAACACGGGCGAGTTCCTGGCGGTCCACGAGATGATGGACGCCCGCAACAACATCATCGGCCTGATGACCGACGGTGAGGGCCGGCGGGTGTCGCAGATGCGCGGCACCGGCAACTGGGACCAGATCACGGGTGACCGTCCCGAGTGGGCGCAGTCGTACCTGCGAGCTGTGAACCAGCAGGTCCGCAACGACCCGGCCGGGCGGATGATCCTCGAGGGTCGCAGCGACGACGAGATCCTGACGTGGCTGGACTCCACCGACGAGGGCCGTTCCTACTGGCGCTCGCTGGCGCCCACCTGGTCGCACGAGCCGTCCGCTCTGAACGCCGCCGAGTACGGGACATTGGGGCGCGAGGCGTGGCTGTCCGCCACGCGTCGGCACGTGAACACCCTGGTGCCGGACGAGGCGACGAAGCAGATGGTGCTGCAGTCGTCCCTGGACAGGGGCGCCTTGGAGAAGATGTGGCCGGTCCCGTCCGCGCGACCGGTGGTGCCGGGGGAGATCCTGGCGCCCACCGGCGGCATGAACGTGGGCAACATGGCGCGTGCCACCAGTGAGACGTGGTTCAAGTTCGCCAACGACATGCCCGAGCAGATGATGGCCCGGCACCCGTTCTACCAGGCGGCGTACCGCGGTCACATGCAGCAGCTGATCAACAACACGGGGGTCGGCAAGGATGCGCTGTCGGTCCGCCAGGTGAACGCTCTCCGCAAGGAGGCCGCGATCCAGGCGCGTCGTGACGTGGGCAAGGTCATGTTCGACACGTCCCGGCAGACCAACCTCGGCTACCACATGCGGTTCCTGTCGCCGTTCTACGCGGCCTGGTACGACACGATGTCCAAGTGGGGCGGCATCATGGGCACCCACTTCGAGGTGGCCCCGGTCGCCTTGAAGGTGTTCGCCGCACCCAACGCGGCCGGTCTGGTCGTCGACAAGGACGGCCGGCTGATCCGGTCGAACGGTGACATCGTGGATCTGCGCCGCGACGACCAGGGCAACCTGGTGGGCGACGGTGAAGTGGTGGGTCACGCGAACGTGTTCAACGACGGCACCATCGTGGTGCCGATGCCGGACTGGTTCGAGAACGGGATCCCGGCGCTGAAAGGCACCCACTTCCCGATGGGCCCGCTCAGCGTGTTGAAGGACGGCACCGGGCAGTCGGACGCGCTCATCTCGAAGGGCACGCTGAACGTCATCTTCCAGGGCAACCCGTTCTGGCTTCCCAGCCCGGGCCCCCTGGTGGAGATCCCGGTCAACCAGGTGCTGACCAAGGTGTTCCCGGAGGCGGGCCCTGAGTTCGCGGGGACCGCGATCGGGCAGTACCTGACGTCCGGCTTCGGCCTGACCGACGAGAACCCGATGGTGCAGACGCTCCCGCAGTGGGCGAAGAACCTGTACCTGGCGGTGTCCGGCAACGCGTCGGACCCGCGGTTCGCGCAGGCGTACGTGCTCGAGTACCAGACGCTGCTGGCTGAGGTGGAGTCGGGTGTTCGTGGCCCGATGAGCCCGGACGAGCTGATGGACCTGACCGCCACCCGCACCCGGAACAAGTTCATCATGCAGTTCTTCGGGTCGTGGGGCGTGCCGGTGTCGACACGCACGGGTGGCCGGATGCAGTTCTACCTGGACACCTACCGGGACTACCAGTCGAAGTACGGGATGGACGCGTACGAGCGGTTCGCCACCGACTACCCGGAGTACACGGAGCTGGCAATCAGCCTGTCCGCGAACGAGACGGGTGTGAACGCGACCGTGCCGGCGTGGGAGTCGGTGCAGCCGTACCGGAAGGCGATGGCCCGGGAGCCGGAGTTCGGCTGGGCGTTCGCTGGGGCGAACAACCTGATCGGCCAGTTCGACCCCAACGTCTACACGATGGAGCGCGGCAGCCAGATCGGCCCGGGCACCACGAAGACGTTCCGGTCCAGCCGTGACCCGCAGGAGGCGATCACCCAGAACGCCGTCCAGAGCGGGTGGCGCGAGTACGCGAAGGCCACCAGCATGATCGACTCCGCGGCGAAGGCCGCCGGGTTCAAGTCGGTCAACTCCGCCGGCGCCGACCAGTTCAAGGCGTTGAAGGAGAAGTACGTGGCCGACCTGGCGGGCCGCAACAAGGACTGGGGGGCGGCCTACAACTCGGGCCTGTCCGGCAACACGGCGGTGCGGTTCATGTCGTGGGCGGTCGAGCAGGTGAAGGAGTACCCGGAGCTGGGCGACCGGCCCGACTTCCAGGCGCTCGCTCAGTACATGCAGGGTCGCCAGATGATGCAGGAGCAGCTGGCGAAGCTCGGGGTGAAGTCGATCACGTCGCAGGCGGCGCAAGACGCCGGACTGACGGAGGCGTGGGACACGTTCACGTCCACCCTGGTCGACTCTGACCTGGGGTTCGAGCAGATGTGGAGCCGGGGTCGGCTCGAGAACGACAACCTGACGGGGGAGGCGTACTAATGGCGTTCAGCCGGAAGCCGATCGACGACTTGGGCGCCGCCCTGCGGCAGACGTCGGCCACTGGGTCGACCAACACGTCGAAGGCCAACGACCCGCCCGTCTACATGGGCGGGGTCGTGGCCGGCAACGCGAACCCGGTCCTGGACCGGCTCAACCCGAGCCGGCCGGGGTCGTCGACCGGGAACCCCATCATCGACATCCTGCACCCGGCCCAAGGCCGGAAGGTGCCGTCCCCTGCCATCCCCGGCACGGCGACGGTGAAAACGCAGTCGGAAGCGATGCTCGAGTTCTACCAGTGGTCGCCCGCGCAGCGGGACAAGTGGGGCGACTACCTGGTGTCGGTCGGGTACCTGCCGGCGTCGAAGGCGCACGACTACAACTCGCTGCGCACCGCATGGAACGACGTGATCGAGCAGGGTGCGGCGTTCACGGCGGCCGGGAAGTTCCTGACCCCGAAGGACGTGGCGAAGCTGATGGCCCGCGGGTCGGACAGCTCCGGCTCGGGCAGTGCCGGCGGCTACACCGGCACCAAGTCGGCCACCTCGAAGTCGGTCGACCTGACCGACCCTGAGACGGCGAAGGCCATGGTGAACGACATCCTGTCCAACGCTCTGGGTAGGGCGGCGTTGCCGGAGGAGCTGGCCACGTTCCGGCAGACGCTGAACGCGGCGGAGAAGGCGAACCCGGTGACCACGACGACGACGGGCACGTACAAGGACGGCGACCAGGTGTCGCAGTCGTCTACGCGCTCGGGCGGGCTGGATTCGGCCGGCAAGCAGCAGGTGCTGCTGGATGAGGCGAAGAAGACACCGGAGTACGGCGCCTATCAGGCGGCGCGCATGGTGCTGGGCTGGTTGGGCCAGGCCATCGCGGCGCCAGTGTGAGGTGAGCGATGACCCTGACGTCGGAGCGCACGTACGACCCGAAGTCGGTGAAGCAGGCAGGCGAGGGTGCGGTGCGGGTGGAGAACCCGTACGCGAAGGACCCGTTCAGCCTGCCTGACGTCACCCAGGAGGAGTACGACGCAGCTCGAGCGGCCGGCACCAGCAACGCCGGCCCGTCCAGCAACGCGGACAAGCTGATCGCCTACGCCAAGAAGTACATCGGCACCCCGTACAAGTGGGGCGGGTCCAGCCCGCTCGGCTTCGACTGCTCCGGCCTGGTGCAGTACGTGTTCAAGTCGGTGGGTATCGACCTGCCGCGGGTGTCGTACCAGCAGGCCAACTACGGGAAGCGGATCAGCCTCGACAAGCTGCGCCCGGGGGACCTGGTGGCGTGGGACAACAGCCCGCGCAACGCGGGCGCCGACCACATCGCCATCTACATCGGCAACGGCCAGATCATCGCGGCGCCCAAGCCGGGTGACCGCGTGAAGATCCAGGGGCTGTTCGACACCGCCCACGCCTGGGGCGTGGCAATGAACCTGTGAGGGGTGGGACGTGTCGGTCAGGCAGTATCAGCAGGCTCTGAAAGCGGCTGGGTTCGACCCGGGCCCCATCGACGGAATCAAGGGCCCCCGGACCATCGCGGCCATCAAGGCGTTCCAGCGGTCCCGCGGCCTCGAGGTCGATGGGATCGTCGGCCCCATCACTACCGCGGCCCTCCGCGGCGGCGCCCCGGCCGCGGCCCCCGCCCCGGCCGCGCCGGCTCCTCAGCCGGTGGACGAGGCGACCCTGGCAGCACGCTACGGGTTCGCCATGGCGGTCCTGCGGTCCGACGGCGAGCTGTACGCCCTGTTCCAGCGGGCCGTGTCGCAGACGTACACCCAGGAGCGGTTCACCGCGGAGCTGCGGGCGACCAACTGGTACCAGTCGCGTTCGGAGACGGCGCGCAACGCCGCCATCTTGAAGGCGACCGACCCGACCACGTACGCCAACAACGTGGCGCAGGTGAAGGCCCGCCTGTCCATCATGGCCGCCCAGATGGGCGCCGTGATGAACGACGGCCAGGTCGGGCAGATGGCGGAGACGTCGTACACGCTCGGCTGGGACGACAACCAGCTCGAGCAGAACATGGCGACGTACGTCCAGTACACGGACGGCCGGATGCTCGGTCAGGCCGGGCAGTGGAACACGATGCTGCGCGAGTACGCGCGGAACATGGGCATCACCCTGGCGGACGACACGTACCTGAACTACGTGCGGGCCGCGTCGTCGGGGACATCCACCATCGACGACCAGAAGACGAAGATCCGCGAGATGGCGGTGTCCGCCTTCCCGCACCTGGCTGACCGCCTGCGGGCGGGGGAGACGCTGCAGGACATCGCGTCGCCGTACGAGCAGGCGATGGCGTCCACGCTCGAGCTGAACCCGCAGTCGCTGACGGTGGCCGACCCGACCATCCAGCGGGCACTGTCGTCCATGGACTCCACGGGCCGGCCGGTGCTGCGCACCCTGTACGACTTCCAGACGGACCTCCGCAAGGACACCCGCTGGTTGAAGACGCAGAACGCGCAGGACGCGGCCATGGCCACTACGCGCAAGATCCTCTCCGACTTCGGGCTGGTGGGTTGACATGGCAGACCAGTTCGGTGGGCTGACCGGTGCGAACCGGGACGCCTACGCGGCGTTGACGAACATGTTGAAGACGTACGGCCTCGAGTCGTTGGCCGGCACCGTCCTCAGCTTCATCCAGCAGGGCTACTCGCAGGACACGGTGACCGTGCTTCTGCAGAACACGGACGCCTACAAGCAGCGGTTCGCGGCCAACGAGGTGCGCCGGCAGAAGGGTCTGCCGGTGCTGTCGCCGTCCGAGTACCTGTCGGTGGAGCAGTCGTACCGGCAGATCATGTCGTCGGCCGGGCTGCCGGTCGGCTACTACGACCAGACGTCCGACTTCCAGAACCTGATCGCCAACGACGTGTCCCCGTCGGAGGTGCAGCAGCGGGTGACGGTGGCGGGGGAGCTGGTGAACAGCATCGACCCTGGCGTGCGGGCGCAGTGGAACCAGTGGTACACGAACGGCGACATCGTGGCGTACGCGCTGGACCCGACACGGGCCCGGCCGGTGCTCGAGCGCCAGTACCGCGCGGCGGAGGCTGGCGCATTCGGGAAGGCGCAGGGGCTGAGCTTGACGGTCGGCCAGGCGGAGCAGGTGGCCGCCACGGGCGCCTCCGAGTCGGAGCTGCGGCAGGGCATGGCCACGGCGTCGGCGCTGGCGTCGTCCGGCGCGAAGCTGTCCGGGATCTACGGCGGCACGTACACCCAGCAGGACGCGCTCTCCGAGACGTTCATGGGTGATGCCACGGCCACGGAGAAGCGCCGCAAGCTGGCGTCGCAGGAGCGGGCCGCGTTCGCCGGCGGCTCCGGCGTGACCGAGAAGTCGCTGTCCCGGCAGGTGTCCGGGCAGCGCTGACCATCCAGAATGTCGCCCCGCCGGCAACCAGATTGTCGACGGGCGCGCGATCCCGCACATAGTCGGCCGAGAAGGCTACTAAGTGCGCACAGCATTGCTCCCCGCCCTCCCCATGGGACTGGCGGGGCTTTGGCGTGTAGCTCAACTGGCAGAGCGCCCGGCTGTTACCCGGGTCGTTGCAGGTTCGACTCCTGCCACGTCAGCGATCACGGAAAGGTCGCGGCAGCCAGGTAAGTGCCGCACACAGGGTGGCGACCCACCGCCGCCTGTCATCGAAGTGTTACGGCAGCACGGACGGCTCCAACCCGTTCGGCCCAGGTTCGACTCCTGGCGATGGCGCTCCACCTCGGATCGACCGGCCCCGAGCGTGCGTATGAGACCCCGGTAGTAGGAGCCACCCACTTCCTCCCCTGGTTGTGAGTGCGGCCTGCGAAAACACAGAACAGGGAGACACCCACATGGGCGAGTACATCGACGACGAGCAGCTTGGCGTCGACCAGGAAGGTGACACCGACCTGGTGAAGCAGCTCCGCCACCAGATCAAGTCCCTCGGCACCGAACTTCACCAGACGAAGGCCGAACGGGACCAGCTCAAGACGGCGGGCCGCACCACGACGATCACGCAGCTCCTCGACGAACACAAGATCACCAACGCGGCGAAGGTCGCCAAGCTCATCCCCGCCGACGTGGAGGCCACCAAGGGTGGCATCGACGCGTGGCTGGGCGAGTTCGGGGACGTGTTCGGCATCCAGAAGCAGGCGACCCCGACGGGGGAGACGCCCGCTGCCGGCACCGAGCAGGCACCCGCGGTTCCCGGGCAGCCGACGCTCATCCCGTCGGACGTTCAGGCCCAGTGGTCGGCCGTTCAGGCGGCCGAGCAGCAGGCCCAGGTGATCGCCCCCGTGGGGCTGGACCGCACGATCCAGGAACTCGAGGCCCTGCGGGGCAAGGGGTTCGAGGCGGTCCAGGAGTACATGCGGACGCACTAACCGATGGTGCGGCCGCCACATCAAACGAAAGGCTGACAGGTGGCTAACCAGTTCACCTCCGTCGCCACAGTCCCGGGTCTCGCAACCGAGCTCGTTCAGCCCGTGTATGACGTCGCCGTTGGCGAGGCTCTGCACGCTCTGCCGACGATGCGCGCGTTCGTGCACAAGACCCCCGGCAACCCGGCGATGCGTGGTTCCAGCACGACACTCGAGAAGTTCGAGTGGTTCAGCGAGGCAGCGGTCACGGCCGCGAAGACCCCGCTCACTGAGGAACTCGACGTCGACTCGACGAAGATGCCTCAGCCGTCCAAGGTGACGGTCACCCCGAAGGAGTACGGCTTCGCCGTCACCAGCACTCGCAAGCTGGCCAACCGGGTGTTCGCACCGTTCGACCCGTTCAAGGCCCGCGCGATCGCGGATCACCAGAACCGGGTTCTGGACTCCCTCATCCAGGACATCCTGATCGCCAACGGCACCAACGTGTCGTGGGGCGGCGCGGCCACGTCGAACGCCACCCTGGCGGCCGGCGACAAGATGACGGCGGCGATCGTCCGCCGGGCCGTGGCGCGGTTCCGCGCGCAGGCTGTGCCCACCTACTACGGCGGGTTCTACGCCGCGGTCGCACACCCGTACACGGTGCTGGACCTCCGCGAGGAGACCGGTTCCGGTGCGTGGCGGGTGCCCAACGAGTACGGCACCGACCAGAGCAAGATCTGGGCCGGCGAGTTCGGTGAGTTCGAGGGCGTGCGGTTCGTCGAGAACCCGCTGGTCCGCTGGGCTCTCGACGGTTCCGGCACCGGTGGCGCGCAGATCCGCTCCGTCCAGACGTACTTCCTGGGCGACGGCGCGATCGTCGAGCAGGTGTACGAGGAGCCGTCCGTCGTGGTCGGCCCGGTCGTCGACAAGCTGCAGCGTTTCGCCACGCTCGGCTGGTACGGCGACCTGGACTGGAACGTCTACGAGCAGAAGTCGTTCCGTCGCGTCTCGCACGCGGTGTCCCTGAACACCGACCTGGTGTGAGCATGACCCCTGGGGGCGCTGGCTTCGGCTGGCGCCCCTGGGGCGCACGACCTTTCACGTGGTCGCTGAAAGGAGTGTGAACCGTATCTGCACGTCCCCACCCCCGCACCCGGAGGGACGCGCGCTTCACCTGGTGCCGGCGCGAGCGTGAGCGCCGCAGCACGTCGACACGGCCACCCGTCAGACAACCCGTCCCTGTGACGCGAGCACCCCGTGACCGACCGCTGACCCTTCCACGCTCCCGTTTGCAGCCGCCCCGCACTACCGTTCGCCGGAGGAGTACCCATGGCTATCGTCGCCACCGACATCCTGTTCAAGCTGTCCATCAAGACGGGTGCGGCGGGGAACGCCTCGGCGCAGGCTGACCCGAACGCGTCCCTGGGCACCTACATCTCCACCACGCAGCTGTCGGCCACAGCCCTGAACAACCTGTTCGACGACATCTCCGGCGCTGACAACGCGAACAGCGTCGTCGAGTACCGCTGCGTGTTCGTGCACAACGCGCACGCCACCCTCCCGCTCACCAACGCGGTCCTATGGCTGTCCGGTGGTGACCCGGCGGGCGGCGCCGTGGTGACCGTCGCCGTCGACAGCACGGCTGCGTCCGCGATCGGTTCGGCCACAGCACAGGCGCTCACCGCCACCACGGAGACGGCACCCGGTGCAGGGGTGACAGGCCTGGCATATTCGGCGCCCACCACGTCGGGCACCGGCCTGGCGCTGGGCACCATCGGGGCCGGGCAGTGCAAGGCGTTCTGGGTGAAGCGTGCCGCCGCCAACACTGCCGCCGTGACCGCGGAGACGGTCACGTTCGCTGTCACCGGCGACACCGCCGCCTGACCGATGACCGTCGCGTTCGGTGACGCGGGCTTCACCGAGGTTGTCACCGCCACCGCCGCATGGTCCCTCGCCATGCCGGGCACGGCAGCCCCCGGTGACGTGCTGCTCATTCATGTCACCACCGGCGCCTCCACTTCGACCGTCACGGCAGCGCCTGGTGCAGTGTCCCTGTTGCACTCCGCAACTGGGGGCTCCGCGGCTGGGTATGCGTACACGTACGTGGTGCCCAGCAGCCCGCCTGCCACGTTGGACTGGACGATCAGCGCCACCGCCGTCGGGTCGATCGCGTGGGCGCGGTTCACCGGTGTAGACAACACGACCCCCGTGGATGTCGCGGGCGGCTACGCCCCTGCGTCCGGCACAACCTCAGCGACCACATGGACCCCGCCGTCGATCACCACCGTCACCAATGGCACCATGGTCGCGGGCGGGCTGACCGTACCGTCCGGTTCCCGCACCGTCACCATCCCTACCGGGTGGACGCTTGCCACCAAAGCGACCGGGCGCATCGGCACCATCGCCTACAAGGGCACGCAGGCCGTGGCTGGGGCCACCGGTACCGCGTCGGCGTTCACCATCTCGAGCACCGCCCTAGCCGGGTGGGCGTACCAGGTGGCGTTGCGGCCAGCCGCGTCCGGCACCACCCCGGTCACATCCACGGTCGCCTCCGCGTGGTCGACGCGCTCCCTGATCACCGACACTGCCGCGTCGTCCTGGTCTGTGCGTGCCGCTGTCACGCAGACGAAGGATGTGGCATGGACGGTTCGCACGCCACTGACCGCCACGGCGTCTGCCGCGTGGTCGGTGCGCACGGTTGTGCAGCAGACGAAGGCTTCGGCCTGGTCTCTGCGTTCGCGGGTGCAGCAGTCAAAGGCGGCCGCCTGGAACATCCTGTCGTCGGCCATCTCCGTCACCTCGAGCAAGACGTCCGCCTGGTCCGCTCGAGCGCAAGTCGCGCAGTCGAAGGCTGCGGCGTGGAACGTGCTGGCGTCCAGCGTCCCGGTGACGTCGACCAAGGCTGCGGCCTGGTCGGTACGGGCGGCGATCACCGACACGGTGTCGACGGCCTGGTCGATCCGTGCTCGGCTCTCGAGCACTCGTCCAGTCGCATGGAACGTGAAGGTCCCGCTGACTTCCACCCGGGCAGCGTCCTGGGTGCTGCGGGTGCTGCTGACCGCCACGAAGTCGACCGCATGGTCGGCCGGTGGGCGGGTGACCGGAACCGCGACGTCGGGATGGGACGTCCACATCGAACGGGGGCTCATGTTCACGCCACCGCCCCACCAGGACATGTTCCTCGTCCGGGACCTCACCTCGCACGGCGTCCATCACCTGTTCGACCGGCTGGCCCGGCCTCACGGCGTGACGGTGTTGAAGACGAACGGCACGTACCGGCAGGTGGAGGGCCCCACCGACGAGGAGCTGGCGGCCGCGGACATCGCCTACCTGGGTGGGCGCACGTACACGGTGACCCGCGCGGAGGGCGCAGAGCTGACCGCGGCTGGGTACGGGGCGTGGGTCGCTGAGGCGGGGGACGCATGAGCGACGACATCATCATCGCCATCATCGGGGCGCTGGCAGCGGTCACCGCCGCACTGATCGCCCAAGGCCGTGCGCTGGGTCGGATCCGGCGGGACACGTCGGACGTGAAGTGGCAGGTGCAGAACACGCACACCACCAACCTGCGTGAAGACCACGACGCGATGGCCGCCAATGTGGACCGGGTGCTGAAAGGCCAGCAGGCGTTGACCCGGCGGTTCGACAAGTTCGCCACCGCCGCCCATGAGGACAGCGTGCGCGTCAACCAGCGGGTCACTGACCTGGACGACCGGCTCACCGACCACATCGACCAGGCGGGCACCGCCTAACCCCCCAACAACCTCACCCCGCGCCAAACGGCGGCGGGGTCTCACCCATGCCCGGAGGCGCACCCTCATGCTCGACTGGCTCACCTACGACGGCCTGTCCATGCAGCAGTTTTTCAACCCGGACGTGCTCGCGTGGAAGCGGGCCCCGTCGATCATGGTCCTGCACTCCACGGAGGGCGCCGGCTTCCCGTCGCCTGCCACGTACGGCAACGGCCGCCGGGCACCCCACTTCACGGTGCACCCGCGGGCTCGTCAGGCGCGGCAGCACTACCCGCTGACGCAGGCCGCGTGGGCGCTGGTCGCCCCAGCTGACGGCACGCACACGAACACGGGCGGTGCCATCCAGCTCGAGATCGTCGGCACGTGCGACCCTCGCAACGGCGTCCTCCCGTCGGTGCTCACCCTGGACGACGGCGACCTCGGCTACCTGGCCGGGCTGCTGCGGGTCATCTCCGACGCCGCCGGCATCCCGCTGGTGACGTCCGTCGACTGGCGACCGTACCCGGAGTCATACGGTGCCAACGGTGTGCGGCTGAGCCGGGCGCAGTGGGAGGCGTACGTCGGGGTGCTGGGACACCAGCACGTGCCCGGCAACACGCACGGTGACCCAGGCTCGCTGAACATCGGCAGGCTGCTCGAGCTGGCGGCCGGTTCGGTGACCGTCGTGTCCAACCCTGTGACACCTCCGCCGCCGCCGCCGGAGCCGCCGGCGCCTCCCGCTCCCACCGGCCTGGTGGTGGACGGCATCTGGGGCGACCTGACCACGAAGGCCCTGCAGCGGGCGCTGGGTGTGACCGACGACGGCATCATCGGCCCGATCACCCGGAAGGCCCTGCAGCGGCGCATCGGCGTCACCGCGGACGGCATCTGGGGTCCGATCACGCACAAGGCGCTGCAGCGTCACCTGGGTGTGACGGCGGACGGGATCTGGGGACCGATCACGGTCAAGGCCCTGCAGGACCGCCTGAACGCGGGGTCGTTCTGATGGCCGGCGAGCACTGCACGTCCAGCTGCCGCACCCGCGACCACGAGTCGTTCGGTGAGTGCGTCCGGTCGAAGCGCGTGAACGCCATGTGGCTGGGCGGCGAGCAGCCGTCCGCCACCGACCAGAAGCGGTTCGACCGCACCAACCAGGAGTTCCGGCAGGCGGTGAAGGACGGGCTCAACCCGACCTCCGTGTCTGACCGTGCCATCCACGCCGCCTACGAGCAAGCATCTGGGGGTTCCTGATGGCCGTGACGCTGGGTCAGCTGGTGGGTGGCATCCGGTTCAAGCTGTCCGGGCTGGGCGCCGTGGAGGACACGTCCACTGAGCTGCGGATCCCGATGCCGATCGACGCCACCACCATGTCGGTGGACGACGCCAACGGGTTCTCCCGCGGCGTGGCGGAGGTTGACTTCGAGCTGGTTCGGGTGCGAGCGGTGGACGTGGGCGCCCGTCTGATCACGCTGCCGTCGTACGGCCGCGGCTACAAGGGCTCGACGGCGACGGCACACGCGCAGGGCGCGGAGGTCACGTTTAACCCGATGTGGCCGAAGTCGACGGTGGCTGGGGCGATCAACGGCGTCCTGTTCGAGCTGTACCCGGACCTGTACGCGGTGCGCACCGCCACCACCAGCGTCCCCTTGGACGCGGGACCGGTCACGTTGCCCACCGACGCGGTGGGTGTGATCGCCGTGTGGCTGGCGTCCGACGAGGTGGCGGGCACGTGGGTGCCCACCGACCACTGGGACTTTGACCCGGACTCGCACGACGCGGGGCGCACGCTGCGCCTCCGGTACGGCGGGCTGGGTCAGGGCGTGCGGGTGCTGTACGCGGCCCGGCCGGGCACGTTCAACCTGGCGGCGACCAACCCGCTCGCCCAGGACTTCACGACGGTCACCGGCCTGAACGAACGGGTGGCGGACGTGCTGGCTCTGGGTGTGGCGTACCGGCTGGCCCCGTTCATCGACGTGGGGCGGCTGCAGGTGGCGGGCGCTGAGGTTCGGTCCGACCCGCAGTCGAAGCCGGTCGGGTCGGGTGCCGACGCCAGCAAGCTCCTGTACTCGGAGTTCAGGGCGCGCGTGCAGGCGGAGCAGTCGGTGCTGGTGAAGGAGCACCCGATCAGGGTTCACAGGACGGGGAGGTAAGCGGTGCGCTACTACTCGAGCATCGCCCAGCTGGCGGCGCTGACGACGGCCGTGGACTCCTCGGCCACCACCATGATCGTGTCCACTGTGGCCGGCTGGCCGCTCACCTGCCCGTTCACCGTGGTGGTGGACGACAGCACCCTGTCGGAGGAGATCGTCACGGTGACCGCCGTGGCAGGCACCACGCTGACGGTGGTTCGCGCGCAGGACGGGTCCGCCGGGGTGTCGCACAGCGTGGGCGCCACGGTCCGGCACATGGTGACCGCCCGGGATCTGCGGGAACCGCAGGAGCACATGGATCGCAGCGCGGAGGTGCACGGCCTGGACTACATGTCCGACGTGGTGGGCACCAACGCCATCCAGGCCCTGTCGAACAAGACGATCCACGGCGACCAGAACACCATCGACGAGATCGACCAGGCGTCGGTGATCAACCTGCTCACCGACCTCGGCAACCTGTACGGGTACACGAAGCTGGCGGGCAACACGCTGCGGGCCACTTCCTACAACGCCGGCGACGTGATCGTGCGGCCGGACGGCACCCTGTGGAAGGCGAAGGTCTACTTCATCTGCGACGGCACGTTCAACGTGGCCAACTGGGATCCGGTGGCGGTGCCCATCTTCCCGGTGACGACCCAGGCGGCGCGTGACGCGCTGCCGGCGGGCACGGCGACGAAGCCGACGTACGCGGACTGCCTGTACGACAACACGCTGCAGCGCAACGTGGGGTCCGGCTGGGTGGTGATCGCCCGCACGGGCGGGGCGTGGACCCCGTACACACCGGCGTTGGGGTCCATCACGCTCGGCAATGGGGCGGTCGTCGGGGCGTACCAGCTCGTCGGCAAGACGTTGGACTTCTCGGTCACGCTCACCTTCGGGTCGACCACGACAGGCACGATCGGTTCGCTGACGATCGGCCTGCCGGCCGGGCTCACGGTTGCGCGCGCGCAGACGGCGCCTGTCTGGATGTTCCACGTGGCGAACGGGTTCGACTACATCGGCGTTGCCCGGTTCTCCGGCGGCGCGTTCTACATCGCGAACAACGCCGGCTTCACCGTGTCGATCGGCGGTGGGAGCCCGTTTGCCTGGGGCAACGGGGACACGCTCGCGGTCTCTGGCCGCATTGAGGTTGCGTGAGGGTAGGGGGCTGACATGACGCTGTACGTGTCCGCGACCCCGGACGTCACCGAACGGCTCCCGTTCCCCATCGGCGGCATCGCGGTGTCCGCCTACCCGGAGGACGCCGGCTGGGATGTGACGTTCGGTCAGCTCGGGTTCCGGCTGCACGCCACCAAGGACACCCCGTACCGCCGGGAGACCGACCAGGTGCAGAAGCAGCAGTTCGACACCTCCGACGAGGCTGGCGAACAGTCGCTCTCGAGCTGGTGGCTGCGGTCGCAGTCCAGCTGGCACATGGGCGCCGGCATCCGGTGGTACGAGCCAGGGTCGGAGCCGGACACGAAGGACCGGTTCGCGGACTCGTGCGGTGTGGACGTGTGGACGGTCGGCCAGCTGGCGCTTCTGCGTTCCTGCGTGAAGCTCGGGCCGTTCACCGGGCCCAACTACATGTCGACCATGCGCAAGGCGGGCGTGGACGGCTACCTGCACACGTACAACAACAACGTCGGCTTCCGGGCTGACGGTGTGCTCGGCCCGTACGCGGGCACGGGCGGCTCGGGTGTCACCCAGCCGGCCATCAGCGTCGGCAAGGCGTGGCTGGGGTTCAGCGGCGGCGTCAACCGGTACGACGTGGAGACGAACGTCACCACGTTCCCGCTGACATCCGCTGTGCCCTGCCGGGCGTGGTGGGTGAAGTCGCGGCTGATCGTGGCTGCGGGTCCTGCCCTGTACGAGGTGTCTCCGACGGCGACCGGCGTGTTGCAGACGGTCGGCACGCTGCTGTACACGCACCAGGACGCGGCGTGGGTGTGGTCGGACGTGGACGAGGCCCCTGGCGCGGTGTTGGCCGCGGGTCGCGGCGCAGCCGAGTCGGCCATCTTCCGGTTCTCGGTGGAGAACGACACGACGGGTCAGCCGAAGCTGACCGGCGCCAGCCAGGTGGCGAAGATGCCGCCCGGTGAGCAGGTGCACACGATGCGCACCTACCTGGGTGCGTACATCGTGTTGGGCACCACGTCGGGTCTGCGGGTGGGCGCGATCAACGCGGCTGGCGACGTGCAGTACGGCCCGCTGACGTTCACCACCACCAACCCGGTGGTGTCCTTGGCGTTCCGGGACCGGTTCGTGTACGCGCTGGCGTCCCGCTGCCAGCCGGACGGCACCACGGGGTGCGCTCGCGTGGACCTGTCGGCGCCGGTCGGTTCGACCGGCCGGTACGCGTGGGCGTGGGATGCGACCACGGGCGGCACCGACGACGCGACGTCGATCTGCCTGTACGGCAACAAGGACCGGGTGGTCATGTCCGCCGGGGACTACTGGTACGTGCAGACGACGAACGTCCCGGTGGCGAGCGGGTGGGTGCTGGGTGGCAACATCCGGTTCCGCACCGCGGAGATGAAGGCGTTCCGATTCGCCCGCCTCAACTCGGAGGTGAACGACGGGTCGATCACGTTGACCACGATCGCCGCCGACGGCTCGGAGCACCGGGTGTACTCGTACAACACGCAGGACGCCACCACGTCCGACGTGGGCATCCAGATCCCCGGGCGGCCGACGAACCAGCACCTCGCGTTCAGGATCACGCTGACCGCGAAGCTGCCGGTCGGCCAGCCGTCCCTGTCGCCGCACGTGACCGGGTTCGCCGTGAAGGCGGTCCCGGCGGCCACCAGGATGCGTCTGGTCCAGTTCCCGGTGTCCCTGTTCGACTTCGAGGTGGGCCGCGCCGGGCAGAGGTACGGCGTGGAGGGCGGGGCGTTGGCGCGGATGCTGGCGCTCGAGGCGTTGGAGGACTCGGCCACACCCGTGTCGGTGCGCCACCTGGCGTCGGGGGATGCGTTCGTGGGGATCATCGAGTCGACCACCTTCTCGTCGGCGGCACCACCTGACCGCAGCCAGTCCGGGTTCGGCGGGGTGGGGCTGGTGACGGTGCGCAAGCTGTGACCCCGCACTGGTTCACGCGCCCGCTGGCGGCGGGCGACGTCGGCCCGGATGTGGCGGTGGTGCAGCGGAAGCTGGGCGCCGTCCCGGACGGCGTGTTCACGTCGGGCCTGGCGGCTGTGGTGCGCGGCTTCCAGGCTACGCGTGGACGGTCCGCTACCGGACAGGTGGACGAGGACACCGCCGCGGCGTTGGGGGAGGAGGCCGGGTACGGCCGGATCCCTGACTGGTACGGCACCGATCAAGGCCCTGGTGTTGTAGCGGACCTGCTGGGGGTGACGTCGCCGGACGACGTGCGCGACGCAGTGAAGCGGTTCCAGGGCAACAGCGGTCTGCCCGTGACCGGCGTGGTGGACGAGCTGACCGCACGCAAGCTGGGTGACAAGGCGGAGGGAACATGAGCAAGTTCTGGCGTGACGCGCTCGAGCGGATCGCATGGTCGACGGCGGAGGGTGCCTGCACGGGCGCTTTGGCCGGGTGGGGCGCTGCGGCGTTCACCACGGTGTCCGGTCTGCAGGCGTTCCTGACTGGCGTGGCTGTGCCCGCCGGCATGGCCCTGTTCACCGCCATCAAGGTGCTGGCGGCGAGGCGGGTCGGTGATGCCGACTCGGCGGCCATCGGGTCGGACTCGGGCAAGCACGAAGCCTGACATCTCACACAAGAAAGCCCCTCATTCCTAGCGGGATTCCGCCGGGAGTGGGGGGCTTTTCTTGCGCGCCCTTTACCGGAGCCGGTAGTCGGTGCGCTGCAGGAGGCGCCGCCGCCGGCGCTCCACCAGCGGCATGGTGAGGGCGGCCAGTCCGTGCAGGGCGAGCGCGCCCAGGACAAATGCGACGAAATCGAATTGGTTAGGCCCGGCCATTGTCGCGTTTACTACCCAGCCGGCGAACAGCGACAGCACCGTGACGCGGGCCCCGTCGCCTCTCCACCACCGCGCGAACCGGTCGGAACGGCTCTGTTGCTCCTCCACGCCCCTACCTCCCCGACGCTCACCCTCGGATGACCCTCCACGGCTTGCGACGTTGCCCGGTGAGCGAGTTGCAGCGTCGTGCCGCTACAAGTGGGCCTACTGTTCCAACGCGGCGCGTCTGCGACGAGCCTCCGCGATCTGGTCGTCGGGCACCGGCGTGAACATGTCGTGGTGCTCGCCGGCCTGGTGCAGCCGGGCCACTGGCGTGGCGCACTCGTTGCACAGGTCCAGGCTCCGGGACACTCCGGCGTGCGTTATTCGCCACTGGGTGACCGGTCGGTCTTTTCCGCAACTATCACAAACTGTGACGGTTAGTCGACGAACACCCATTTCAGCCAGCGACCTTTCGTATTGCGGCCGCCTTCACCGCGGCCGGGAACATGACCTCCCCGCGCAGCATAGTGTCGCGGGCGGTCCTGTCAGCGTCCAAACCGATGTACAGCTCGGTGGTGGAGATCTGCGAGTGGTGCAGCATCGCCTGCACGTGCCGTAGCGCTCGGTCCACACCCATCTCCGACAGCGCGTCAAACCTAGCGCGCGCCGCTGATCGGCGCAGGGTGTGTACGCCTTCACGCAACGACTTGCCGTCAGCGTCGTGGGTGACGAACCCGGCCCCCACCAGGGCGGCCTGTACGGAGCGGTGCGGCGTTGAGTACGGCCGGTCCGGCATGAACCTGACCGAGGGCGCCACCCGGTACAGGCCGTCCGGCTGCCGCTGGATCTTCGACCTCTCCCAGGCGGGCACCAGGGCGTCGTTGGGCCGCAGGCTGCGAGGCGTGTGCTCCGCGTAGTACGTCATCCACCGGCGCAGCTCCGTGTCCAGCTCGGTGCAGATCGGCATGGTGTCCGCCTTGGCCGACTTGACCACCAGCACGTCCATGCTGCCCGCCGCCAGGTTGACGTCCCGGATGCGCAGCAGCCGGATCTCCGACTCGCGCAGCAGCAGGTACAGGCCCAAAGCCACCACGATGCGGTCCCGCGGGTCCGGGGCGGCGTCCAGGAGGCGGGCGAAGTCGACCACCGGCACCCGCATCCGGGTGCGCTTCGCGGACTTGTACGGGCGGCGGTTGGCGGTCGGGTCGTTGGCCGCCGCCACGTACCGGCGCTGCACGCAGAACCGGAAGAAGCCGGACACCGCGGCCAGCCGCAGGTTCAGTGTTGATGCGGACAGGCCCCGCCCGGCGCCCTCCGACATGAACGAGTCGATGTGCCGGTACGTGACGTTCTTCACCTGGATGTTGCCCACCACCTCGAGCAGCTGGTGCAGGTTGAAGTCGTCGTTGCGGACCGTGTTGGGCCGGTAGCCGGCGCTCCGCCGGGCCACCAGGTACTCGTCGATCACGTCACTCAGCATGTTCGCCAT